ATGAAAAATGAAACTGAAATATTCGCGCTCGTTGACGTGAATAATTGCTATGTCTCGTGTGAACGCGTATTTAATCCAAAGCTCAATGACCGTCCTGTGATTGTGTTAAGTAATAATGATGGTTGTGTGGTTGCTCGAAGCCAAGAAGCCAAGGATCTCGGCATTGGCATGGCTGTCCCTTTTTTTCAAATTCAAGAACTTGTCCAGCAGCATAATATTCAAGTGTTTTCGAGTAACTATGCTTTATATGGGGAAATGTCTCGCCGCTTCATGCAGTTATTGGGGCAATATGTGGCAGCCGATGAACAAGAGATCTATTCCATTGATGAATGTTTTTTAAAGCTAACGGCTTATGAGTATTTATTTAACCTCACTGACTATGCCAAAGACATGAAAGACAAGGCATGGCAGTGGCTTGGTCTTCCCTGCTGTATTGGAATTGGTCGTTCCAAAACAGAAGCCAAAATAGCCAATCATTTAGCCAAGAAAAATAAGGCGTTGAATGGCGTGTGCAATTTGGCACACATGGATCCATGTACTGCTGAATACATGCTTGCAGATGTGGAGGTCGGTGAAGTCTGGGGCGTCGGTCGACAGAACTGCAAAAAGCTGAACGCGATGGGTATTTATACGGTTTTAGATTTGATCGACTCCAAGCCGAGTGAAATTAAAAAGCAATTTAGCATAGTGATGGAAAAGACTGTCCGTGAACTTCAAGGGATGTCTTGCATCAATATTGAAAGTGATGCGGTTGCACATAAGCAAATTATTAGTAGTCGCTCATACGGTCAAGCTGTGTATGAAATTGATGACATCAAAGCCTCTGTACGCTTATACGTTGCCAGTGCAGTTAAACGTCTACGTCATGATGGCTCTATTTGTAAAATGATCGGGGTGTATATTCAAACAGGTCGTTTTAGTCAAAGTGAACGTTACTCGCCCTATACCATTGTGCACATGCATGAACATACCGATGATCTACTTGAAATTACACAAGCAGCTATGAAAGGCATTGACCAAATTTACAAGTCAGGGTTTAAATACAAAAAGGCAGGCATCGTCCTTTTGGAAATTATGGATAAATCTAAATTTGTGCATGATCTTTTTACCGACTATAGCCATAAAAATAACCGTGAAGAACTCTCCAATACCATGGATGCTATTACTGAACGTTTTGGTAAAAGTATGATTTCTTTAGGGGTTTGCCATGAGAAAAGAGAACCTTGGCAAATGAATCAGTGCAATCGCTCCCCTGCCTATTTAAGCAACTGGTCGGAGCTATTTAGAGTGGGTTGAAGTTAAGTCTTCATAAAAGTAGCTCACTTTATACTACACGAATACTCATAAGGATTTTTTAATGAACATCACGATTCGAGACGAACAGCCAGAAGATATTGAAGGCATTGAGAAGTTGACTCGCGCTGCATTTTTAAATGCAGAACATACCAGCCATACGGAACAATTCATTGTGAACAGTCTCCGAAAAAGTGGTCAACTCCCGATCTCTTTAGTTGCTGTTGAAGATGATTCAATTATCGGTCATGTCGCCATTTCACCTGTATCTATCTCGACAGGTACAACTGGTTGGTATGGCCTAGGCCCAATTTCTGTCTACCCAACTAAACAAGGTTTGGGCATTGGGTCACAGCTGATGCAGGCATCCCTTGAAAAATTAAAACAACTGGGTGCCAAAGGCTGTGTTCTACTAGGGGATCCCAATTATTATCATCGCTTTGGGTTTCGACCTTATCTAGAGTTGGTTTTACCTAGCGTTCCTAGCGAATACTTTCAATCCCTTAGTTTCAATGGAGAAATACCTCAGGGCGTTGTCAGTTATCATGACGCATTTAATGCCACTGAATAAATTGAACTTTTAAATATCAATTTACTCTGTTGTGTAAAGTTTGAATGAATACTTTAAACCGTATTTTGAACCGCTTAAGGTGAATAACAGTACGTTTATACAACGTAAAACTCCATTTATGTAAAGCGAATGTAAAGCAAACTTTTAAACTTAAGATATACCAAATAGTATATATGGACTTATGATTTATATATAAAAAGGTCATTTTTATGAAAAATGCTTTAGGTGCAACACTCGTTACTTTAGCCTTAGTGGGTTGTACTTCTGCACCAACAGGAAAAGTCACTCAAGAAAACACATCAAGCAATAATACTGCAGAAACACAAGTGATTCACTTCACAGGACCAATGGATTTAACCATTGAACTGAAGTCATCTGATAATTTTGAAACAGCGATGATGACGGATAACTCAGATCGAACATTCATGCTGAAAAGTGCACCAGCCGCAAGCGGTATGTTTATGACGGACGGCAAAGGCGTATCGATTCACATCAAAGGAAGTGAAGGCATTGTCGAGTTTGTCAAAGATAAGCCGATCCAGATTACTGAGTTTAAGAAATAAACGTCATAGCTAATACAGCTAATCGTTTATTAGAAAAGGTCATGTAGGACAACTCCCACATGACCTTTATTTTGTCTTTACTCAGGATACGTTAATCAGTTTTCAATATTTAGTGAACTAATACACCACTCAACTTTTGAAACTCATAAGGTGTGTGATTCATAGAGATCGTTTCAATTTAGCGATCTCTAAATCCATCTTGTAATTGGCGTGGGCTTTGTTGCACAAACCTATCTCTAAAGGCTTATTCCACAATATAATTCTCAAATGAATAAGCCCACACCTAAAATCTATCGTACAACCAATTGGTCTTCTTATAACAGTGCATTAATAAATCGAGGAAATCTCTCAATTTGGTTTGATCCCAAGACTCAATGGTACGCTCAACCCAAAGGTAAACATGGTCGAAATCAAACTTATTCAGATACAGCCATCCAATGCTGTTTAATGATCAAATCCTTATTTCGTCTTTCTTTACGCATGGTCACTGGCTTTGTGCAAAGTCTCATTCATCTTTGTAGATTAGATTGGACAGCACCAGACTATTCCACCATCTGCAGAAGACAAAAGCATATTGATATTGCAATTAACTATCAAAAAAGCAGTAATGGTCTCCAGCTACTCGTCGATTCTACTGGCTTAAAGTTTCTAGGCGAAGGTGAATGGAAGCGTAAGAAACACCAACCTGAATATCGTCGCCAATGGCGTAAACTTCATATTGGTATAGATGCTGAAACCCTTCAAATACGCGCTATTCAACTCACTACAAATAATGTGAGTGATTCACAAGTGCTTGGTGATTTACTCGATCAGATTCCACAAGATGAGCAGATTGACTCTGTCTATACTGATGGGGCTTATGACACCAAGCAATGCCGTCAAGTAATTGCAGACCGACAAGCACATGCGGTGATTCCGCCAAGAAAAAATGCGAAACCTTGGAAAGATACAAAGACCAGCTCGCTAGAGCGAAATGAATTACTTCGAACAGTTAAACGTTTAGGAAGAACAATATGGAAAAATTGGTCAGGCTATCATCGCAGAAGTCTGATAGAAACCAAGATGCATTGCATCAAATTATTAGGCGATAAACTCCGTGCGAGAAACTTTCAAAGCCAAGTCAATGAGATTCATGCACGTGTGGCCGTATTAAATAAATTTACAGATTTAGGCCGACCTCACACCCAAGTTGCCACTTAAATTTAGATAACTTGGAAGAAGTTTAGCTTTTGAATGTTTGTGCAACAAAGCCCTTTAAAGCTCAACTTGCTGAAATTACAAAAAAAGAGAAAAAACCTTTAGTCTTTATTGTTGATGAACTTGACCGCTGTAAACCTGAATTTGCGATTCGCCTAATCGAACGTATCAAGCACTTTTTTGACATTCCAAAAGTTGTATTCATTCTTGCTGTGAATAAAAATCAACTAGAAGAATCGATCAATAATTTTTATGGATTTTCGAGTACTGCAAATTATCTTGAGAAGTTTATAGATTTTTCTGTGATGTTGAAAAATAAAGACTTAGATGGGAGCAGGTATGCTGAAATACTAAATAACTATAATAAAGATTATCAACTTGACCTTCAGAGAAATGAACTTCATACTTTCATAGCCTTATGTAAGACATATTCCCCTAATCCAAGGCAACTTGTTAAAATTATTAATAAGTTTTCCTTATTAAAATATGATTTGAATGAGACACAAAAAGTTTTTCTATTTATTTTCCTAATCTATTCTGAATTAAGATTAATTACCTCCTTTACAGATACAGAATTTTCTACGCATTTCTACAATCACCATAAAAATGTTTTCCATAAATTCAATTTTAATAGTACTAATAGCCCAGCAGAAAAGAGAGCTTCATTTTTTCAATTCTTAACTAATGATATTTACTCTAAAAATTCAAACACTAATATTTTCGCTTATTTATCTGCGTACATTGAGTATCAAAATTTATCACCTGCTGAGTCAATAAATTCTAAATATCGCCACTATAAAGATTGCAAAAACCATTACTACCCTACTGAAAATCAATCAAATGATCTAATGGATGAGTGGTATAAGTATGTGCATATGATTGAGGGGTAAAACTTCGATTTTAGCAAAAGAAAAGTGCCTCTTAGGCACTTTTCTTTTGTTGTTTTTCTTCATTGTTATTCATATATTTACAATATTCTAAGTAATCAATGTTGTATTTAATAACTGTTAGTACGGTTTCCGTATATTCATTTTTTCTAAGCTCCTCCAAGAATGAATCAATCATTCCTAAGTAGTTATTTTTTTGCTCGATATGTTCTTTGCAAACGTCTATACTTGAATCCAAATCAGATAGTGAGTAAATTGAAGCTGAATTACATCTAACTTTTTCATAATATACTGGCTCTCTTCCCTCCACCTTAAAATAATTTTCAACATACTCAATCATACTCTTATACTCTTTTATATACCCCTCATAATCTTTAATTTCATTAATTTTTTTATAATATGAAATAGATTTTTCCTTAATAATTTCAATGTTATTTTCCGTGAAAATTAATTCATTCATCTTCCAAGAAATTAGTGAATTAATTGATGCAGCAACTCTAATTGAGTTTAAATTTAAAATGAACTTTACATCTTTTAGTTTTATACAAATACTATTAAAATCCTTCTCACTCAAACCAAATTTAATTCGACTTAACTCATCAAAATAAGATTTATATGCATCACTATCTTCGAAAGCAATTCCATTATATTTATACGCGAATCTAGATATTTTATTTATAGCCTTATGATCATAAACATTGTTTTCAAAAAGAATATGTTCAAATATCCCATATTTTTCAACTAAACTCTTAAAATTATCCTTGCCATATTTCCCTAAGCAATTAAAGAAAAATACTTCAAGCTCATATTGTGTCAATGTTGCTCTAAAGATATCAAAATATTCTTTTCTCTTTTTAGAGTAGTGTTCAGTATCAGTATGACCATTAAGATCATCTGTATTATCAATTAATTTTGTAATTTGATAGCAAATTCGAAAATAACTACCCATGTAATCTAAGAGGTTATGCCGATAGTATTCTTCCCAAGCCATAGAGGTTTGAGATTGTTTGAATCCTTCTATACCATATTTTATGGCTTCTTTTCCAACAAATAATTCTGCTTCCTGATGTCCTTTAGCTGTTCTAAAATATCTAATATCATTCGTAATATCAGTTTTTGCTTTTAACAACTGGAAAAAAAGGCTTTCAAAATTTTGAAGTGCAATTTGTTGTTGTTGTGCAATTGCTGCATCTTGCTGACTCTTCAATGTATCTTTATTTAACTCTAAAATCTCAACTTGAGTTTTTACGTTTTCACTTTCAAGCCTAGCAATTTCTTCTTGATGTTTTGCTGACTCTTCTTGAGCTTTAGTCGCTTTAGCCAACTCTACTCGTGTTTCTTTTAACTCTTTAATTTGTAGTCGAACTGAATATGTCAGCCAGTAAAAGGCAAATAATGCAAAAATTGGGTTAAGAATGCCCCCAAAGAAATCGCCTACTGGTCCCCAACTTTGAGCAGATTCAGTAACTTTAAGATTAATAAAAATCATATAAAAAAATATAGCTGTAATAAGAATCAGAAAAACCATGATTCGATGGAAATTGATATCTCTATCAATTTTGTCTAAATCAGCATTGTCTTTTTTATCAAGTTGGTTCATATCAAATTATTAGCAAGCAAGTCGATTCAAGCCACAAGTATAATTTGATACGCAGTATCTATCTATTTTTAATTAATATTTTTAAGTGATTTAGGCAGTCAAATTAATTTGAGTCAATCGGTACTGCTCTGCTTCATGAATAAAAATTTGAACATCCTGCTCATATTGAGCATGACTTTCTGATTTATAAAACTCAAGCACAAAATAATGATGTATACCGTTATGCTCGAAATAAGAATAAACTAAATAGCTATCGCTGGTGCATTCCCATTGGGTTTTCGCAGAACCATCAAGAAAGTCCCACTTAGAATGAGGTTGCTTTACGTGCAAGTGTTGAATATTCTGATTACTAGCTTCAGGGTATTTTTTATCGAAACGATCACGCCCAAACAAAGGAGATAAACTTTCGTAGGTTTCTTGTGCATGACGTCTAGGTGATGGGTGTTCATGAGGTTCACTATTTTCTTTGTAATAGCAAAACTCCTCAAAAACTTCTTTGAAATCTGAGTCATTATTAAATTTTGAGTGATATGCAAATACAAATTGAGACAATCTTAGCCTCGAAGACTAACAGACTGTCTCACTTTTTCCATACGTTCTGTACCACGTTGAGCTGCTTGTTCAGCAGTATTTACTAACGTAGCTAAACGTTCTGGTGACATTTCACGACGGTTGGTACGTTTTTCGGCTGGACGAGGTACTACCATAGTGTTCATAACAGACCTCCTTTTTTAATAAATGATGGGCATATAAGATACTATGCTTGGAAGTTCTTAAGAACTTCCAAGCATAGTATCTAAGTAGCATTTTTTGTTCAATTGTTTTTACAAAACTTATACTATTTCTTATCTATCTAAAAAAAGAAAAACTCCATGAACTACATGGCGATTATCTAAATAATCGCCATGTAGTTCATGGATTATACCAGAGTATCTAAGTACCCACAATTGCCGAAATGACATTTCTTATTTTTTTACACCTAATTTAGAAAATTGTATCACATTTAAACCCAACCACTCATTAATCGGGTTTGCAATTCTTTGCATGAGAGGTTCTATCTCCGCATTCCAATGAACTTCTTGCGCTTCCGTAATAGAGCCAAAACCACCCGTATTATTGGGAATAATGCCTAGTAACTGAGGTGGTGTACGCATAGCCGCCAATATGTCATCCCGAGTAATAGACTTAATATGTGCAAACTCATCCTTCGCTGCCACTTCCGACACGGGTATTAACTTAATACCATCGGGCTTACCACTGGGTGAGTACAAAAACAGATTTCTAAAGTTCCCTGGTCCTTTACTGTCTTTAAGTGCCTGACGTAAATTATTTACATCGTCTTCATTCTGCTGCGGATCGGTCAGGTACAAAATAAACCCAGCATGAGAACCATTGTTATAGTACTTACGACGGAACAAAGTCGCAGACTCATTTAACCAAGCAGACTGCAAAGCTGCCAAATATTCAGGTGTGCCATACACTTCCTGATTTATATCGCACTCACGTACCTGAAAAACTGAATCACGCTCAAAATGGTGGTACTTCCAGTTTTCTGTAATCATTAAAAATTCTTTCGGGTCTTGTTTACGTCGCATGTATTTGGCCAAAGGCGTAGTCACCTGCACCACTTGGTTTGAACGACTCTTTACTGCTTCCACATAGCCCATACCAAACACCAAAAAGTCCATGACCAACTGCTCAAAGGCTTTGGAAGACATCAACTTATTCGGCTTAAATGCAGAAACCAACTGATTGCGCTTATAAATAATAGCGGTCGACAAATAAGGTGTAGAACGGAAAGACTTTGCCAAGCCCTCAAGACTCACTGGCGGCTCATAGTAAGTCCCATTCCAATACACCTGAAACATACTCATGTAATCATGCGTATTCATGACAGGTTCAGGGTCACCAAAGGTAAAGGCTTGAATCGCATTGTTTTGCGCCACAGCAGGCAAGTTTTGAGTTTCAGACATTAGAATATTTCCATTGCAGCAGTATTGTGGACGTTACGCCCTTCCAGTGGTTCATTTGCAAAGACATGCATGCACGCCCAAGCAAGGTCGGCATGCCCTACTTCTTCTGAACGTGTAGCTTCAAAAGTGAATTGGCGACCTGAGCCTGTCATGGTCTTTTTGATGGCCATAAAGCTTTGTGCGACATCGGTCCAGCCTGCATCAAACTCAAAACGACCTTGATGAACCACATCCATGGCTTTCAGTACCAACATTGTTTTAACCTCTACCGAATAGCTAAAAGTGGTTAGTGCTGGGAAGAACTGGCGTACCAATTGGGCAACCCCTGTCCCCATGCCTGTGGTGTCTAAACCAATGTAGGTCACACGGTAGTTTTCACAAACTTTTTTGATGTAAGCCGCCTGCGCCTGAAAGTCCATACCTTTAAATTGATGACGTTCCAGTAGGCGGAATTTTGAATAATTAATCGATGGTGGTGCAATCACCACTAAACCCGCTGTGTCACCCGATTCAGCAGGGTCATAACCGACCCATACTTCCTGATAACCAAATGGCCGAAGGGCTAAAGGTTTAAAGTCTCTGTCCCACAGTACCCATGAGTCCACCATGCACGGCTGCATAACTGAAAGTGGAAAGACCGAATGTCCATCATCCATGAACATACACATGAGCAAGTTGGCAAAACTTTCTGCCGAATACTCAAAGCGTAATTCATCAATATCGAATAGGTCACAACCGCCGCGTTCAGCATCTAAAATAGTGACAATCTGTCGCCAAATTTTGTCTTCACAGAGTCGACCATCTTTTAAGGCTTCATGGCTGACATCAATATTCAGTCGTTTATCTTTAGGTCTGCCCTTGTTAAAGATTTCCCCTGTCCAAAAGTTAAAAGCTTCGTGGCTTTTTGATGATGGCGTAGAGAAATAGGTTTTGCGCCAGCGTTTGTGCATAGCCATACCAGAGGCAACTTTCTGTAAGGTCTGAAAACCATGTACCCAAAAGTATTCATCGAAGTAAAAATTGCCGTGGAAGCCCTGAGCTGTTTTGGCATTGGTACCTAAAAATATTAGTTCTGAAGGTGGACCTTCTTCAAAGTTCAGGACGATTGGATCGCCCTGTAGATCAAGATCAATCGACTCAGCAGCAAAGGACTTAATATAGGATTTAAAAACGTGTGCCTGTGCTTTGGAAGCAGAAAGAAAAATCTGATTACCTCCGCCTGTGATCGCATCAACGAAAGCTTCTCGCCCAAAGTAATACGTCGCGCCAATTTGACGACTTTTTAAGATATTGCGTGAGCGCTGATTTTTGGCTTTGAACCAAGTACGTTGATAGTCAAATAATCCCTCATCAAAATCTGCCTGAACCTTTTCAATCATGGCCTGCGTAATCAAGTTTCGCTTAGGCATCTTTTTCGGTTTGGCATTACGGTTTTGAATTTTGGGATTGATGTCGGCTTCATTACCGCCATCACTGAGGTATTTTTCGCGTCGGCTATATTTGTCTTTTTGACGTTCTAATAGGTCGATTTCTTTGAAATCCCCTGGTGTTTTTTTCTCGAGCAAATACAAGGTACACAAACGGGCTTCGAGTGCCTGTGCAGCAATTCCTTCAGGTGCTTCTTTGTCCCATTCGTCACGGGCTTTCCATGAATGAACGGTTTTTTCATTTTCCTGTAGGTATTCCGCAATGCTGCTGATACGCCAACCCATCCAGTAAAGGAACTTTGCCTTTACTCGGTTATCAAATGTTAGCTCGAAGCGTTCGGTGTCAAATGTATTCATGCGCCAATTAAAGCAATGCACTTTGTACAAAGCTTGATTTAGCTTTTGTATGATCCCCTCTTACAAAGGGCTTTATTTAAGAACTTGGATAAGGTTAGAAAGTGCTAAAAGGATTGGTGCAGCTTGAGTAATCAAAATTCCAATTAAAACGTAGGATATGACAACATAAGTCCAAGTACGTAATTCCTTATTTTTAGATTGTTTTTCCATCATTGAGGTAGGCCTACATAAAATGAAATTATATTTAAAAGTGTTCTTGTCGCCATTAGAGCTATAGCAATTAATGCAAGATTCCAGAATATTTTCACAAAACTTTCTGGTTTTAAGTTCATAGCTTCCATTGTCGCTCCTAGAAACTTAACTAAAAATTTAGTATTGTTATCTCTCATATTTTTGATCCTTACTTGATCTAAGGGTTGGAAATAAAAAAGCCAAGAATTGCCGTTCTTGGCTTTTTGCTTTTGTGCCTATTATTCAGTTTTCCTACCTCAGATCATTCCTTGTGATTTGTAGCATCCCCTCTTACAAAGCAGATTTATTTACTAATGCCGTCGGACTTTCAATGATGCTCATTATTTGATGAGCAAATTTCTGAACGGTTAAAACACCATGACAAATAAATCAAAGTTCTTTCGTGTTGCAGTCGAAGGAGAAACCATTGATAAGCGCGTGATTGAACGCTCTTGGATTGAACAAGCTGCAAAAAACTACAACCAGTCTGTATATGGCGCGCGTATTTGGGTTGAGCACCTACGTGGTGTAATGCCCGATTCTTCCTTCCGTGCTTATGGCGATGTGCTTGCAGTCAAAGCCGAAGAAGTCGACATGAACGGTGAGAAGAAGCTGGCATTGTTTGCACAAATTGACGCAACTTCTGACTTGGTCGAAATGAACAAAAAGCGTCAGAAGATTTTCACCAGTATCGAAATTGACCCGAATTTCCAAGGTAAAGGCGAAGCCTATTTAGTAGGCCTAGCAGTGACTGATTCCCCTGCTTCTATCGGTACTGAAAAACTCAGCTTTTCCAGCATGGTTGCTAAGTTTGGTGAAAACTCTGAGAAGAATGCCTTTTCCATTGCTGCAGAAACTCAAATCGAGTTTGAAGACGACAGCAAAGGCTTATTTGCTGGAATGGTTCAGAAGTTCAGTGACCTATTCTCCCCGCAAATTGAACAACAAGGCGCAGAAGCCAAACTGAACTTTACCGAAGTCAAAAAAGTACTCGAGCAAATTGCAGAAACCTTTGGCAAGCAAAGTACGGCTTTCTCAAAAATGCAGCAGGAACTAAACGAGCTGAAAACCCAATATAGCGAACTTGAGCAAAAACACAGCACCCTTTCAGACTCATTCAATCATCAACCTGACCCAAATCATAACAAACGACCTGAAAGCACTGGGCATTCAGGCAGTAATGCTGCTGTCGTTTACTAATACGGAATTTCTTAATCATGCGTAACGATACACGAAAAAAGTTTAATCACTACATGGGCGAAGTTGCCCGCATTAACGAAGTCGACAGTGCAGCGGTTCAGTTCACTGTTGCACCAACACCGGCACAAAAGTTGGAAGAAAAAATTCAGCTATCAAGCGAGTTTTTAGGTCGTATCAATGTCATTGAAGTGGTTGAGGCAACTGGTCAAGCCATTGGTCTTTCTGTAAATAGCACCATTGCTGGTCGTACTGATACCACAGGTGATGCCAAACGTAATCCATCCGATCCGACAGGTCTAACGGCTAACACCTATGCCTGTCAAAAAACAGACTTCGACATTGCCTTACTCTATTCAAAAATCGATGCCTGGGCAAAGTTTGCCGACTTCCCTGAAAAATGGGCAGGTGCTTGTGCCAAAGCGATTGGCTTAGACCGCATTATGATTGGCTGGAACGGTACAAGCATCGCAACAACCACCAACCGCAACACCAATCCATTGCTGCAAGATGTAAACGAAGGCTGGCTATATAAAATTCGTACCCGCAGCCCTGAACGCAATATGACCGAGGTCGTACAAGGCTCAGGCAAAATTACTGTGGGCTCTACAGGTGACTATAAAAACTTGGATGCCTTAGTGAAGCAAGCTGTTGATAGCTTGATTGATGAAGTTCACCAGGATGCGACGGATCTAGTAGTGATCTGCGGTCGTTCTCTATTGAACGATAAGAACTTTGCCATTTTGAACCAAGATCAAGACAACCAAAACACGCTTGCAGGTCAGGTTTTGGTAGGTCAAAAGCAAATTGGTGGCTTACCTGCCGTTCGCGTTCCCTTCTTCCCAGATAACACGTTCCTGATCACCTCTCTCGACAATTTGTCAATTTACTACCAAGAAGGTGGCAAACGTCGCTTCATTCGTGAAGAACCTGAGAAAAACCGTGTTGCAGACTATCAATCGAGCAACGAAGACTACGTGATCGAAGCCTATGAAAAAGTGGCTTTGGTTGAAAACATCGAAGTTCTGTAGGTGACAAATGAATCACGCACGTAACCACTTTCTTCGCGTTTTGGCAGAGAAATCTGCCAAGGCGGATGCCTTTGGAGCAACCCGCCATGATGCATCGATCTATCAACTCCAGTTGGCGGAACTGAAAAATGATAAATCACTGCTTTCACATATCAAATCAGATGAAAGCCGTGCTGAAGCTAAAGGCAAACTGATTCCAAAATACCAACCTTATGTCGAAGGTATTTTGGCGGCCAATCAAAAGGTGGACGACGAAGTTGTCACCACCATCATGCTGTGGTGTTTTGATGCTGGCATGTTCCATGAAGGCTTAAAGATTGCTGTGTTTGCTTTAGAACACGGATTAGATATGCCTGACTCTTTTAGCCGGGACACTCCAAGTATTGTGGCTGAAGAAATTGCTAATGCTGCATTGACCAAGCTGAAAGCAAGCGAAGTATTTGATTTAAATACTTTGCTTGATGCTGAAAAACTTACTGAAGGTTTTGACTTACATGATCCTATTCGCGCCAAGTTGTACTGCGCAATTGGGAAAGTTTTTCTGTCTGAAGACAATTATGTACCTGCAATTGAGTACATGAAAAAAGCGATTGCCAAGAAAGACAACGTCGGCTGTAAACAAGACCTTGATCGTGCTGAAAAGCTCTTGGCCAAACAATTAGAAGAACAGCAAGCTGCTGCATCTTCTTAACCTGTGCCCCCCGCACCTGGTCGGCATGATGGGGATGACAAAACTTTTAAGTTGTTGTTCTGAACCATCATCCACCGACCACCTAGGATATGACTATGACTGGTTTTAGCTTTAATGCACCTACAACCATGCCAGATGAGTCGATTAGCAATGATGGGTTCTTTCCCAATCTTCAATTGAATCTGATCCGGGAATCTGTGCGTTTAGATGGCAGCATTTCCAACCCTCGTCTAAAAGATGCCGCGATTGCAGCCATGTTAGAAATCAATGAGCAACTACGCTCGCTCAAATTTAAAGCATCGGCACTAAGTGAGCTCGCAACTTCGACCATCGATGGAAAGCCCAATACTGAACTTCTGTATTTACGTGCAATTCATTCTGCGATCGCAGCGGACATTAATGAAAAATATCGAAGCTATGACAGCACAGGTGATGGCCAGAAACGGGCTGAAGAATTGTCACCGACCATTGATGAACATCGACGTAACTTGCGTTGGGCGATTCGTGACTTGCTTGGTACCAGTCGCTGTACCGTGGAATTGATATGAAAACAGTGAAGTCCGTTCAGGGGGACACGATTGATCTGATCTGCTGGCGCTATTACGGTCGAACCGCTGGTGTTACTGAGACAGTGTTGGAAAGCAACCCGGCTTTGGCTGAACAAGGTCCAATACTGGTGCTTGGCACTGAGGTTGTTTTGCCTGATATCCCCGCCCAACAGCAGATGACAAAAACAATTAATTTATGGGATTAAGCATGCCTGAACCTACCACGACAACCACAACGGCAACAGCTATCAGTTTAAGTGCCGTTTCCATCCTGCCTTTTATTAATGGTAATGCCCTACTCGGCGCTGTTTTAGGTGCAGCATTTATTGCCACCTATGAAAAAGATTTATCTGCTTGGCAGCGCTTACGCACGATGCTGCTTTCAACGGGTATTGGCTATTTGCTTGCATCTGAAATTACCAGCCGAACTTTTATCACCAGCGATGCGACAGCAGCGCTTATTGCATCCACATTTTCACTTTTCATTTTGATTAAAGCAGTTGATTGGGTGAAGACATCCAAACTGTCTGACATTTGGAAGACTTTTAGAGGTGGAGGTGCCTCATGATCGAATTCTTATTTCAATTTATCGCTGTTTTGGCCTATCTGATTTGCGGTATCCGCATTGCTTGTTATAGCCCTAAAGAAACCGCTTTCCATCGTGGTTACTCATGGCTGGCAACATTGCTTATTGCCTCTTTTCTTGGGCAGTCGGTTCACATTCTCTTCTTTAAAGATCCCGTCACCCTATGGGATGCCATCTTTGCACTGCTTCTTGCTGTCATCGTGCTTCGCAGCAGAGGAAATGTGGCCAAACTAATTTGGAGTCCATCATGAAGCTACTTAAATTTGGAGCTAAGGGTTCAGCCGTTTCTGAGCTACAGCAACTTCTGATTAAAAATGGCATGAAAGGTAAAAATAATAAACCTCTATCTATCGATGGCCACTTTGGTGAAAGTACTGAATATGCCGTGATTCAATTCCAGAAGAAGATGGACATTAAAGTGGATGGCATTGTCGGGAATACCACATTGAATGCCCTCAAAGGTCTGGACCTATCTAAACATCTAAAAGATGCGGACTTAACGATTGGTGCAAAACGGCTTGATGTCCCTGAAATTGTGATTCGTGCGATTGCCGAAGTTGAAACACAAGGCGAAGGGTATTTGCCTGATGGTCGACCGAAGATTCTGTTTGAACGTCACCGTATGTATTTCTACCTCAGCCAGAAACGTGGCAAAGCTTTTGCAGACAAAATGATGAGCCAATATCCCAATGTGATAAATACCCAAACAGGTGGGTACCACGGCAATGCTGCCGAATACACACGGTTAGCTTTAGCAAAGCAAATTGATGAAGACTCTGCTCTGATGTCGGCTTCATGGGGGCGCTTTCAATTGATGGGCGAAAACTGGAAAGACCTCGGTTATTCCTCTGTTCAGGAATTTGTAGAGCAGCATTATCAAAGTGAAAGCCTACAGTTTGAAGCCTTTCTCCGCTTTTGTGAATTTAAGTCGGGAACGGTCGCTGGGAAAAAATGGACTTTGCTAGAAGCATTACGCCAAGAGAATTGGGATGCAGTCTTTAGCTTATATAACGGTCGCAACTATAAAAAGCTGGGCTATGACAGCAAGTTCCTTCGAGTGATGAATCGCCTCGATCCAAACTACCAGAGAAAAACTGCATGAAAAAGCCGATTAGTCTGCGCGAACATTTGGTGAGTCATCTGAAGTTCCTCCAGGACAACCCAGATAAGCTCAGCATGCATATTGAAAGCGGTCGTTATCGTACTACGCTTGCAAATGGCTACGGCATGGAAAGTATTTCACCTGTGAAGTTTGTCATTCAAGACTTTACAGGTGATGCTGACCTGATTGCCTTCTTACTGTTTCAATGGATTCGCGTACACCAATCAGAGTTACTCGCCAATTTAGATAAAAACAAAGATGCTGTGAAGTTCGAGGCTGAATTTATTGATAACGATAAAGTCGATGTCATGTTTGAATTAGAACTGACAGAACGTGTGATTATTCAACTGCAAGAGCATGGTGGCTACAACTTTTCTTATCCCGAAGAACCTCAGTACCAACCCGCTTCACCTGCAACCGAATGCGAATTGCTAGATGATCAAGGCAACCTCTTAGCAACGTGGACCAGTGTTGAAACTTTAAATATAGTCGCACTCGAAATGCCTTTAGCGAAGAAACCATAAGGGTCAAGCCATGCGTGATAACTTAGACGATTTGGTCAAATACCTAACGCCGATGCTGAATAAACTCAGCGATGCTGAAATGACGAAGCTGAATAAAAAGGTTGGAGCAGATTTAAGAAAAAGCCAACAACAACGTATTGCGGCACAAGTTGGCCCAGATGGCTCAAGCTTTGCTCCGAGACGTTTACGCGAAGGCAAAAGAATTCGTCGTAAAATGTTCACCAAACTCCGATCGCAGCGTTATTTTAGAAATTTTTCAAATGCCGAGATGGTAAGCGTTGGTTTTCTGAGTAATGTCGTTTTTGTAGCTCGTATCCACCAAGATGGTTTACGTGCCCGTGTCAGTAAAAATGGGCCATCCATTACCTATCCCAAACGTGAATTGTTGGGGTTTGCTCCAACTGATATTCAAATGATTGAAGACTCAGTCATGAGGCATTTAAAGCCCTAAATCTTAGAGCAAAATGAAGTCTCTCTATTTGTAATATCCCCTCTTACAAATTGCCATTAATGCAAGCTTTGAACCCTTAACGCAAAGTAGGCACATGAGTGCTGAAATCCATCGCCGCTTAGAAAATTTGATCCGTTTAGGACGAATTAAAAGCGTTACCCCTGCTAAACCTTTTCATACCGTCACAGTCGACCTCGGCGATATCGTGACCGATGAATTACGTCTATTTAATTTACGCGCAGGTGCAGACCTAAGTCATGACTTACCTAGCATCAATGAGGAATGTGTCGTCTTCAGCCCAACTGGTGAGCTTGCCCTCGGCATTGTTTTGGTTGGTTTAAACAATGAATCTTTTCCGACTCCATCATTGAACCCAAATATTAAATTAAGAGTCTATGAGGATGGGGCCATGATCAGCTATGACACTGCTAATCATTCATTACAAGCCATCCTCCCCAATGGAGGAACGGCCATTCTTACTGCATCTGGAGGTATCACGATCAATGGCGATACCTCCATTAACGGTAATTTACAGGTCAATGGCAGTACTGCCATGACTGGAAATAATACAGTAGGTGGCAGCCAATTGATCCAAGGTAGCAGTCACTCTACTGGCAACTTCAGTACAGAATCTGATGTGAATGCCGGAAGCATTAGTCTTAAAAACCACAAGCATAGTGGGGTTCAATCTGGTGGATCAGATACAGGAGTGTCAAAAGCATGATGTCACGTGAAACTGGTCAAAGCCTCGAGGTCATTCCTCACATTAAACAATCCATTCAAGACATTTTATTTACGCCCATTGGCAGCCGAGTGATGCGTCGTGAATACGGTTCTATGATTTTTAAATTGCTCGATCAACCCTTTAATGATGCTGTCCGCCTTCAAGTGATGGCCGCAAGTGCTACAGCCATTTTGACTTGGGAAGACCGAATCAAACTGATCAATGCTCATTTTTCTAAGGCAGAAAATAGCCGTTTCCAATTGGATCTAGAAATGCAAATTGTTGGTTCTTCAGACATCAATAAATTATCAATTCCATTAACAATGGGCGCTTCAACATGACTCAATCGACTAATGCAATTGATCTATCTCAACTACCTGAACCAACAGTTGTAGAGCAAATAAACTACGAAACAATTTTAGATGCTGGACTACAAGAATATTATCGTCGTATGGATGCCCTTGGTATTTCTTATACACGACTTCGTGAATCTGATCCTGCTTACAAACTAGCAGAAGTCTTTGCATTTCGAGAAATGATTGTACGTCAGCATGTCAATGATTCGGCTAAAGCCGTATTACTTGCATATTCTTCAGGAATAGACCTTGAACATAAAGCTGCTGAAAAAAATCTAAAACGCCAATTAATTACTGCTGAAACCTCAACAACAAAAGCTATATACGAAACTGATGCATCACTCCGTAAGCGTGTGCAACTTGCACCTGAAGGCCAAACTACTGCTGGTAGTGAAGGTTCATACATTTTCCATGGCCTCAACGCCGATGTACGGGTTAAAGACATTTATCCTTATGCGCCATTAGATGAAAACCAAAACCCAATGGGTATTTGTAATATCTATGTGCTTTCTACTGAAGGCAATGGTACTGCATCAGAAGACCTTTTAAATGTTGTGAATACAGCTTTGAATGCTAAATCAGTTCGCCCTTTGACAGATCGTCCTATTATTTATTCGGCATCTATTATCAATTACATCATTGAAGCAGAAATTTATATTGATGAAGGTCCAGATGAAACTATCGTTTTGAACAGTTGCTATAAAGCCACAGAAGAATATATCCAAAAAGTCCATTCATTTAATGATGGCGTTTCATTGTCTGGGATTTACCAAGCACTCCACCAAGCAGGTGTCAGCCGTGTCAATTTGATTTCACCTGCAAGCAATATCGATACTTCAATCGGCCAAGTTGCGTATTGCACCAGCATTAATATTTCAAAGGTGGACACATGAGTAAATTACTGCCCCCAAACTCCACTAAATTTGAAATGAATTTTGAAAGTGCATTTTCACGTGTTTCAAATATTGAAGTAAATATACGCAGCTTTAATGATCCACTGAATGCACCAGTTGAAGTTTTGCCATGGTTAGCATGGGAACGTTCAGTTGATGTATGGAATAAAGATTGGACCGAAATTCAAAAGCGGCAAGTCATACAAACCTCCCTGAAGAACCATAGTATTAAAGGTACGATTGGATCGTTAGATGGCGCGCTTAATTCATTGGGGTTTCCAATTGTCGTACAAGAATGGTTCAACATGGTGCCACAAGGTAAGCCTTATACATTCAATATTTTTATTAAGACTAGTCAAAATAATATCAGTAAGTTTGATTTTAAAGAGTTAACGAAAGTTGTCCGTACTTATAAAAATTTACGTTCTCACCTTACTGGAATATCACTCGTTCTTGAAAGTACTTCGAGTATTTACACAGCAGCGGCCGTTATTACTGGCCAAGAAATTGAGTTCGCTCAGGCCGCAGGTGGATTGTATTTAGATGGTACTTGGTTACTCGACGGCAGTTATAGATTAAATGGAGTCAATTTAAGTGAGTGAAATAATCAGTAAATCAGAGTGGTCCCCAATTCGTTTACTTGAAAAAAATGAATTAGCTTTGGGCGGCATTAATGGCAACATGAATGAACAAGCAAAAGCACTAGGAAATCGAACTCTTTTTTTGAAAGATCAAATAACAGAGATAAGCAACTATTTAGGCCAAGATTCCACTCAAGAAGCTTTTCATATCATTGAAAGTACCATCCCTCGTTTTTCCGCCGACTGCTGGACAATTGATGGGCCACGAAGTATGTCCTTCTGCCTTGTGGGTGAGGCTGAAGATGCTTTTGATGTCTATTTTACTTCACGACGTCAAAACGATTTCGCTGCAGCTATTTTCTTTAGTGAAGATCAAGCGATGCACCCATATTTGGCCTATGAAACAAAAGGTGATTTTAGAAACTGTACTTTATCTTTTTCTATCGATACTTCAGGTGATGTGCCTGCAATTGATAATGAACATCTCGGGTTAGTCATGACGATTATTGTTAATGACGATAGCGAAACAGGCCAATCACCTTACTATTTACGATTAGCAAATCTTGCTGATCCAGTAACTTTAACAGCAACCCATGCCGATATCACGATTGATTGGAACACTGTAGTCAGTGGTTATGAGCAGAACATTCCATTTCCGAAAGAAGACATTCACCGTATCTTTATTGGATGTTTAACCCATGGATTTAATGCTGAGTTAAGTGATCCTTTGGAGCGACCACAACAAGGTGAATTGCATGTTAGCAAGATTCGATGTACTGGAAGCAATAGCACGTATAAGCGTAAATCTTTAAGTATTCCACAACATACTTTAGGCATGTGTACTGGCTATGACGATAGCTACAATGTGAACCCAGCTCGCTTGATAAAAAACTGCTATGACTTAGGTTATCGAGGTTTTATTAATCACTATTGTGGAATGTCTCATTTTTATGATTCCCGTTGGGATATAGAACAACAGCGGTTTATCGTCAGACGCGGTCCGGGTGACGACCAATTCGACTCTTACTTGAACCGAGAAGCAACAATTTGGCATACCCATTTTGCCCGTGCAGCACATAAACATTTCATGAAAATGATTTTTTCTATTTCATACGAGATTTATAGTGAAGCAGCAGAGCTTAGTTGGACGCAGCGGGATTGGGATAACAATTATGCATATACAGGTTATGAACCCCCTAGTTATTTGCTGAGTCCCTGTATTCCTGAAGCAATGAATTGGCTACAACAAGTCTTTATCGAGTTTGCAGGCATTTTAAATAATGAAGGTCATACTCCTTACATGCAAGTAGGTGAGCCGTGGTGGTGGATTAATCCCAATGATAAACCGTGTATTTATGACTATCCAACAAAGGTTAAATTTAATAACGAAACAGGTTTGTATGCACCAGAAATTGCCGATCGGATGAGTGATGTTTCAGGGGCGACAGAACAAGAATATTTGCTTTTCTTGCAAGAGGAGCTGGGCAACTCCGTGCGTCGCATACGCGCAGTAGTCAGGGATTATTATCCTAAGGCTCAGGTCTCCACACTTTTCTTTTTACCAAGCATCTTAGGTGAAGGTAGTGGCATTGCTTCAATCATGAATTATCCAATTGAACATTATCGTTATCCGAATTTGGATTTCATTCAAACTGAAACATACGATTGGTTGATCGTCGGAGAGTTTAATAAAGCGCTTCGGGGATTTACCTCAGCAATTGATGAATTGGGATATCCAGCGGACTTAGTACATTACTTAGCAGGATTTGTTCCTGATAATTTCTTAGGAAAGCTAGTAAACCCTGAATATGACTTAATCAATGATGGCCCTAAGGTTTGGCAAGCCATTATGGGTAGTGCCTATCTTGGTAAAGAGTACAACGTCGCAAAGCAATATATCTGGGCATATAACCAAATCATGCGAGATGGCTTAGTTGTACTGCCAGAAGACACGCTTAAACGGTTTTGGCTTGCAGATAAAGCTTATATGAGTCAAACAAGACAAAGTGAAATTACAGGTACTCCTATTCCTGGATTACCAGTCAATCCAACTCGCCCTCCGAAACCCGAAACACCAAATTATCCTGCATGACCTGAACATTGTGGAATTATAAGATTGGAGAATTTTTAGAATGTTATATAAAACTATTCATACAACAATAGGTCTGCAGCTATTAGCAAGTGCCGAGGCTACGGGTTCAAAAATTGAAATCACCCATATGGCTGTTGGTGATGGAAACGGTAATGAAATCATACCCAATCCGACGATGAAACAATTAAAACGTGAACGGTTTCGTGCACCAGTCAACCGAATATACCAAGATCCAGAAAATGAAAATTTATTCACTGCAGAGTTAATTATTCCCGTTGAAACAACGAGTTTTGTCGTTCGTGAAATTGCTGTATTTGACAGAAATGGCAATATGCTCATGATTGGTAATACACCTGAAGTACATAAACCATCTTTAAGTGATGGTGCATTCAGTGACTCTGCATATCGCATTCCATTTGTTGTGAGTAACAGTGACAGTATTGAGTTAAAAATTGATCCCAACGTGGTTACTGCGACACACAGTTGGATCATGAATACTTTGACAACAGCATATTTTTTCCCGGGTGGAACGATTGGTCAAGTTCTGAAGAAAAAATCGAACATTGAAGGAGACATAGAGTGGGATGATGCTTCTAATGCGGACGTCTTTGTTAATACAGTTGAAGAAGAGCAATCGCTAGTTGCTAACCAAACTATTGTAGATCTCACTAGCACGACTACCCGTGGTGCAGCGGTGTACATTAATGGCGAACGTATTACCAACAAAGTTGGTGCCAATGGTTGGCTTGCAACCTCAAATACGCAAATTACTTTGGGTAAGGCTTATGCTGGGGCCAAAATCCTGATTGTTCAAAATGAACCTTTAGGAGCTGCACCTTATCCTTTGGCTCAAAAAAATAACCTTTCCGACATCTTAAATAAACCTTTAGCACGCCAGAACTTAGGTGTCATGAGTTCGGATGAGGCGAGATACAATGACTGTCCACCTGGTACTGTTATCACTTTGGCTTCACAAAATATCCCGACTGGTTACCGATTATTAAAATGTAATGGTGCAGCTTATTCTCGGACTGCTTATGCAGATCTATTTGCTGCAATCGGTATTTATTATGGTGCTGGCGATGGCGTAAATACTTTTAACGTGCCTGATGCACGTGCAGAGTTTCCACGTTATGCAGATGATGGACGTGGTATTGATGTTGGTCGTTTAATCGGCAGCAAACAAGGTGATGCAATTCGAAACATTACAGGTGACACACCTGGTGGGTCAGGTGCAAGAGTGCCCGCATCTTCATATACTGGCGCTTTTTCTCTAAGTGAAAAAGCGGCTGGAAGAATTTCAACAGGTGAAAATTGGGGCTTACTCACAGCAACATTTGATGCATCGCGTGTTGTACCCACTGCAAATGAAAACAGACCACGTAACATCGCATGGCTTGCCTGTATCCGCTATTAAGGAATGAAACATGAATCAGATTACCGTGTATCAAACCAATTATTCAGGTTTATTTGTTGGAGAGACAATAGCCAATGAGTCACCACTTGAACCTGGTGTATTTGCTATCCCTGCAGGTTGTGTCGAGATAGCACCACCTTCTGAATGGTCTGAAGAACAATGGCCACGTTGGAATGGTTTCAAATGGGAACTGATCCAAAAGCCTGAAGTTCAGCAAGTGGAAACACCAGAAGAAAAACTGGCTGAATTTTTGAAAAACAATCCTGATGTTCTGTCTTTAATAAACTCCAATTTGTAGCATACCCTCTTACAAAACCTCGCGCTTAAAACGTGGGGTTTTGTATGTAAGCCTTTTGATGAACTAGAACATCAACAAAAGGTTGCCCTATGGCATTAGATGAATATCACCACGGTGTCCGTGTTGCAGAGGTCAATAACGGTACGCGTTCGATCCGTACAGTGGCCACCAGTATTATCGGTTTGATTGCAACCGCTTCAGATGCGGATGCTACCTCCTTTCCACTCAATACACCTATCCTCATCACCAATATCCAAAGCGTGATTGGTAAAGCAGGAAAGTTAGGTACCTTAAAGTCGTCGCTACAAGCGATCGTCGACCAAACCAATACAACGGTTGTAGTTGTCCGTGTGGATAGCGCTGAGACAGAAGCAGAACAAAGTTCACTTGTCATTGGAACTACAACAGCTTCAGGTCAATACACAGGCTTAAAAGCCCTACTCACGGCAAAAGCAAAACTGGGTGTGACTCCTCGTTTAATTGGTGCACCAGGACTTGATACCCAAGCAGTAACGACAGCACTGGCGAGCACTGCACAAAAGCTACGTGCTTTCGCTTATGCCTATGCTTATGGCTGCGGAACCAAAGAAGAAGTTGTGGCTTATCGTGAATCGTTTGCTGCACGAGAACTCATGCTGATCTGGCCTCAGTTCATTCATTTCAATACCGAGACTTCGCAAAATGAAGCTATCTCCCCTGTAGCTTATGCACTGGGGCTACGTGCCAAAATTGACAATTTAACAGGTTGGCACAAAGTTATTTCCAATGTCGCGGTCAGTGGTGTTGTTGGTATTAGTAAAGATGTCTGGTGGGATCTACAGCAAACTGGCACAGATGCCGACTATCTCAACTCAAATGGCATTACTACGCTCATTCGTGAAGATGGCTTTCGCTTTTGGGGCTCTCGTACCTGCGACGCGGAAGGACTATTTCCTTTCGAGAACTACACACGCACGGCTCAAATCATTGCTGACACGGTTGCTGAAGCGCATATGTGGGCAGTCGATAAACCACTTCATCCATCACTGGCCAGCGACCTCATTGAGGGCATTCGCGCCAAACTCAGTGACCTAACCAATAACGGCTACCTCATGGGTGGTGAAGCTTGGTATGACGAGACAAAGAACCCTGTAGAAAATTTAAAAGCAGGAAAATTCCGCCTCTCTTATGACTACGGTCCAGTTCCACCACTTGAAGATCTTGGCTTCTACCAAATGATCACAGACGACTACCTCGCAGATTTTGGCGCACGAATCACAGCATAAAGCTGTGATTTGTCCTCCCCCTATTTGAGTAAACACACATGGGATTACCAAACAAACTTAAAAACATGAACCTATTCAATGATGCTGAATCATTGGTCGGTGAAGTTGCGGAATGTACGCTTCCAACCTTAGGACGTAACTTCGAGAACTGGCGAGGTGGTGGTATGAATGGCCCTGTTGCCATCGACCAAGGTATGTCTGAAGACTCTATCGATTTTGAATGGAAAATCGGAGGTCTCAATCTGACATCACTACGTCAGTTCGGCATTACCTCTGCCTCTGGCGTCTTACTACGCTTCGCTGGTGCATATCAACAAGACGACACAGGTGCAGTCACTCCTGTCGAAGTTGTGATTCGTGGTCGTCATGAAGAAATCAGTATGGGTACCCAAAAGCCTGGTGATGACACTGAACAAACCATTAAAACCAAATGGACCTATTACAAGCTTACGGTCAACGGCAATAAAGAAATTGAAATCGATACTTTGGCCATGAAAGAAATCGTCAACGGTGTCGATCGTTTAGAAGCACAGCGTAAAGCCTGCGGTCTGTAATGCCCGACCTACTGCACAATTTTATGCAGTAGGTCTTTTTTAAACTTAGGAATTCAAACGCGATGAATATGCAACAACAAGCAGAAAACCTCGAAGTAATCAAAAACCCAAACGAAGCCCAATACACCCTTGAAACACCAATTCAAGTTGGTGGACAAACCATTTCGGAAATTATGATTCGTAAGCCAGGTACGGTCGCACTTTCTGGACTCTCCCTCCAGGACATTTACCGTTCCGATGTAAATGCACTCTGCCAAATCATTCCCAAATGTGTATGGCCACAAATCCCACGTGAAGCAATGCCCCTTTTAGACCCAGTTGATCTTGGTCAAATTGCAGGTCACATCATCTATTTTTTGATGCCGAAGTCGCAACGTGCAGCGACCGATATCCAATTATAGACAGTATTCCCGATGTCATGGCCAACATAGCTTTGGTCTTCCACTGGTCACCACGCGACTTCGCAGAAATGAGCCTCAGCGAATTATTTATGTGGCACCAAAAAGCTTTAGAGCGTAATCAAACCAACGAGTGAAGGTATTCCCACCAATGTCGACCTTAAATTTACGCGTTTTTTTTGACGCAAAGGACAATATGTCTGGCCCCATGAAGGCGATTATTGGTGGCTCACAGAACCTCGGTACCGCCTTTAAAAAAACGCGTACTGAGCTTAAAGCGCTTCAGGATCAACAAGGCCATATCAACCGCTATAAGGAAACGCAAACTGCCTTAGAGGCTACAGCCAATAAAACGGCAGAGTATCGGAGTGAATTAAAGCAACTACAAAGCTTACAAAAAAACGGTAACACCTTAACCGAGACTCAACTCAACAAAATTAAAAACCTCGAACAAGGGATTCGCCGGCTCAAGAGTACTGAAACCACCCAACGTAACGAATTGCAAAACCATATCCAAACTTTGCAAAAAGCTGGACTCAATGTCGACAAACTATCCAGAGGTGTAGAACAGCTCACTGACGAAGAAAGTGCGCTTAAAAATAAAATCCACCTCACCACCATGGAGTTGAATAAACGTCGTGATGCCTTGGATAAAAACAGTAAGGCGCAAGAGCGTTTTGCCAAAACCCAAGCCATCCTACAAAAAGGTTCAGACTTCGCCAAAAAAGGCTTAATGGTGGCAGGTGTTGGCACGGCAGCCATGACTGTGCCCGTAAAACTGGCCATCGATTATGAGTCCTCTCTAGCCGATGTCAAAAAGGTCTTTAACGGTACCGAAGCTGAGTTCAAATCCATTAATAATGAAATTGTTGAAATGTCGACTCGTTTGCCTATGGCAGCCAAGGACATTGCTGCGATTGTCGCCGCTGGTGCGCAGTCCGGTATTGCAAGTAAGGAGCTCACCACCTTTGCTGAAACGGCTGTAAAAATGGGTGTAGCCTTCGATATTTCGGCTGAAGAATCTGGTCAGTCGATGGCTGAACTACGAACAGCTTTTCGGATGTCACAGGCACAAGTAACCACCCTAGCCGACCAAATTAACTACTTAGGCAACAATACCCCAGCAGCAGCCAAAGGCATTTTAGAAATTGTACAAAGGATTGGACCCCTTGGTGAAGTCGGAGGCTTTGCTGCCTCTAGTATTGCCGCGTTAGGTGCGACCTTACGAGGTATGGGTATTCAAGAGGAAATTGCTGCGACTGGTATTAAAAATACTATGTTGGCCTTGGTTGCGGGCGAGTCTGCAACTAAGGGGCAAATCTCAGCCTATAAAGAGCTTGGTTTGGACTATGGCAAAGTCGCAAAAGACATGCAAAAAGATGCCAACGGGACGACTCTCATGGTGTTAAAGCAGATTGCTGCCTTAGACAAATACAAACAGGCTTCCGTTCTTTCAGATTTATTTGGTAAAGAGTCATTGAGTGCGATCGCACCGCTGCTCACCAACATGAGCGCCCTTGAGAAGAATCTGGGCTTGGTAGCAGATAAAAGCCAGTATGCCGGCTCCATGGAAAAAGAGTATGCAGCACGTGCAGCAACGTCGGCGAACAATATCAAATTATTAAAAAATGGCGTGGCTGCATTAGGTATCGATATCGGTAACGTCCTACTGCCACCACTAAATAGTTTAATCCTCAAAGTACGTACGTTTACCAATGACGTCCGTAACTGGGCAAAAGAAAATCCAGCACTTGCTGCAACCCTCACCAAAGTGGCAGTCGCAGGCATTGTTTTACTGGGTGGTATATCAGCGCTTGTGCTGGGTATTGTGACCTTGCTAGGGCCGTTAGCTATTTTAAAAATGACATTCGGCGCTTTAGGGATTGGTTTTGGTGCCTTAGGTGCAATTTTCTCCCCTGTCGGTTTAGTTATTTTAGGGGTAGTCGCTGCGGTAGCAGGTGCTGCCTATCTCATCTACCGCAATTGGGAGCCAATTTCAGGTTTCTTTAAATACGTTTGGTCAACCATCAAAACCGCTTTTAGTGGTGGGATTTTAGGTGTAAGTGCACTCATCCTAAACTGGTCACCATTAGGTTTGTTCTATTCTATATTTGCCAAAGTCCTTTCTTGGTTTGGCATAGAGCTTCCCGCTAAATTCACTGGCTTTGGTAGCATGTTGGTGAAAGGTTTAATCAACGGAATTAAATCAATGTTCCCTGGGCTGCAAAGTATTTGGTCACAAGTCACCAATTTCATGCCCGACTTTATGCGGAAGAAAATGGATATTCACTCTCCGAGCCGTGTCATGGCAGGCATGGGCGGTCATATTGTCGATGGTATAGGTGTAGGACTGAATAACCGCACACCTGCCCTACAGAGTCAGTATCGGCAAACGCTTGGCGTCTTTGATAGTGCTATGCCAACAGTGGGCTCAGGCACCAAACAACCTTTGATAGGTGCAAGCGCCTCAAAGGGAAATACCCAACCATCAAAATCGATGAGTGGCCACGATGCTTGGAATCAAAATGCACCCAAATTTCAGAGAGCAACGCCTATTCAAAACCATAGGAATATCACGATTCATAATAGCGACAATATTCAGATTCACATCGACAACAGCGGTAAAGGTGTTTTACACAACGCTGCCAATGAAGTACGCCAAGCTTTAGCCCAGCGCGATCGGGAACGCAGTGCGCTGATCCGTCGTATGTTGACAGATCGGGAGTAAGACACATGATGATGGCACTTGGTTTATTCGTATTTCAACTCTCGACCGCATCTTATCAAGAGCTACAGCGCTCAACGGCTTGGCGACATCCAAGTAACAGCCGTGTGGGCAATACCCCTGCCTATCAGTTCACTGGAAAAGATGAAGAAACCATCAATTTATCCGGTGTAATTTATCCTGAAATTACGGGCTACCAAAACTCGCTCGATATGCTACGCAACATGGGTGACACAGGTAAGCAGTACATTTTAATTGAAGGGACTGGAAAGATTTATGGGTTGGTGATTATTAAGGACGTTCAGGAAACCCGTTCCAACTTTTTCCATAATGGCGGTACCCGAAAAATTACGTTTAGCGTCTCTTTAATCATCACCGAAGACACTACCAAGAAACTGTTGGGTGCTACAGGTCAGGCATTGTTAAGTCTTGGGGGTCTCATTTTATGAGTTTTATGCCCTCTAACACTGAGCAATATACAAGCCTCAATAACTATCCGCATGCTATTTACCGCATTACCGTGAATGATATTGATATTTCATCGACTTTGGCATCGCGTCTCGTTGGACTGAGTTTGCAAGACAACCGAGGAATGGTGGCAGATAGTGTCGACCTCACTTTAGACGACAGTGACAACGCGCTCGAAATTCCTTCTGTCGGTGCAGAAATGAAAGTTTGGCTCGGTTGGTCGGACACGGGCCTGATGTATAAAGGGTCTTATTTGGTCACGGGCGGTTCACATTCTGGTGCCCCAGATGTTCTGAGAATATCGGCTGAAAGTACCGACCTTGCAGAAGCATTTCGTCAAAAGCGAGAGCGATCGTTCCACCAACAGACCATAGCAGAAATTTTCCAGGCATTGGCCTTTGACTATGGTTTAAAAGTGATGGTACACAGCAGTTTAAGCAGTCGTAAGGTTTCACATATCGACCAGAATGACTCCGATGCCAATATCATGACCCGCATAGCCGATGAACACGATGCGATTGCAACAGTCAAAAACAATACCCTTCTTTTACTTCCCATTGGTGAGGCACAGACCAGTTCAGGGCTCGACCTACCTGCAGTTGAACTGGTCAGATCTGACGGTGACCAACACTCATATTCTTATGGGCAAAGTCATGACAAAGTGGAGTGTGTAAAAGCCTATTATCACAGCCCGAAAAAGGGTGAAAAGCTGTATGTGATTGTCGGTAGTCATACGGATAACCCTAAAGAAATTCGCTTTATTCACCGTGACAAGAAAACAGCCGAACTGGCCGCTTTAGCTGAATTAAAACGATGTAAACGGGCTGAGCAATCTTTGTCTTATACCTTGGCCAAAGGTCGACCCGATTTACTCCCGGAGCAAGAGTTTTCATTTGTGGGTTTAAAGGCTCAGATCGATGAAATCGTTTGGCTAGGCAAAACCATTACCCATGACTTAAACGAATCTTCAGGCTATACCACACGTATAGAGCTAGAGGTACAACTGCCTAATGCTGACGATGTTTCCATACTGTTTGATGACACGACTAAAATTGAGCAAGAGAAAAAGACCAAGACAGGTTCAGGGCAAAGAAAAGCGAAAAACTATAAAACCTATACTGGTGTAAAAACATGGTATTCGGCAAAGCCTAAACCTCAGCTTATGACGGTAGGTGACCAAAGCCAGCCTTTGATATTGGTACGCACTTATAAGAGTAAAAAGACGGCTCAAGTGGCATTAAATCGGGAGTGGGCTCGTATTCAAAAAGCCAAAGGCGAAAAATAAAAAAAGCTGCCAGTTATTCACTGAGCAGCTATCAAGAGGGTCTAATTAAAATAACGATATTTCGTACATAAATCAACATTAAATCACCATATATAATACTTTTATTATACAATAAGTACGATAAACCGAGAACAGGTCACGTATGGCAAATACAAGAAATCAGAATGCTTGTCCGCACTGCGGATCTAAAGTGATTATTCGGCATTCTCAAGTTGAAAATCCGCTTTTAAAAACACTTTATGGACAGTGCCAAAACCTTGAATGTGGTTGGACTGGTCGGGCTCATTTGGAATGGGCTGCCACGATTTCCCCATCAGCTACACCTAACCCCGCTATCAAGCTTCCTCTTTCACAATGTGCGCTTGCAAGAAACATCATTAACCATGACGCACGCCAGCTTCGGAGTCGTCATGGCTGATATTATAGATATCGCTCAACAACGCCAGCTAGAACAGGTTCGTATCCAACCTAAGGACTATTCACAGCCTTCACTTTCTGAGTGTGAAGAATGTGGGAATGACATTCCACCAGAACGTCAAAAGTATGGTGCAGTGACTTTGTGTGTTGCTTGCCAGAGTAATTTAGAGTTAAAGCGGAGTTTATACCGATGATTCATTTTGGAATTATTTTTATTGTTTTGTTTGTGGTGGCTTTGGTTCTTTTATGGATGATTTTGGACTATCAATACATTCGTATGCAAAGCTTGCTAAAACAAGAGCACAGCATGATTGAACGTTGTATTGATAAAGTGCGAGCAAGGGAGATCTAAATGTGGATCTACCCTTTTCTCATGGGCATTATGATTGGCTGTATTTCTATCAGTATTTATTTCTTATATTTCATAAATTAAATGCAAGTTTTCAACTTGAAAGCTCATTTCCAAAATAAGAAAAGTCAATTTGTATTATCCCCTCTAACAAATTGAAGTCCGTGAAAAATGCTTCTTTCAAAAATAGACTCACCAGACAAAGCAAAACCCCAAAGATTCACAGTCTTTGAGGTTTCTGTATTCAAGCCTTACACCAACTAAGGATCAAATCATGTCTGAAAGTATAGCATTAATCGTTAAAAGTTTAGAGGTCATCATGGAAAAATATGGCTACTGGAAAGTTAGTTTTCTGATTATCTTATGTATGATCATCTGGCGGTGTTCGTATATTATTACGGCACTAAGATGGTGGTGACTTTAGAATTATCTACCCAAGAATATTTCCTACATCTATAAAACTAAAAGCTCGTAAAGAGCTTTTAGAAAATCCAAATCAAAATAAAGAAAACAATAATTCCAATCCAAATCCAATGAACAGAGCTTTTACTTTTAGGTTTGCTTCGAACATACTGCGAATATGAAGAATATGAAAGACCCGTTTTAGGAATACCGACTGTAGTCCTAGTTCCTTTCTTTCCTAAATTTACCCTTGCACTCTTTCCACCTAAAGAAACACTACTGATTCCTTTTTTGGATACATTAAGTTTTACGCCAGGTGCAATTTTAAAACTTTTTCTAAAATTAAAACCCATCATAATTCTCCTTAAGAATTATCTTCCTGTGCATCTCTTTTTAGACTGGCTAACTGAACCATCTCTACACATAAATTTTCCTTCTGCGGTACAGTGTTTAACTCCACCCTTAGAACCTGAGCATGGTTGGCGTCCACGCCCTGCATCTGCGATAGAAGCAAACCCCACAGAAAGGATTAAACCTAGACAGATTTTTTTAGATATATTTCTCATGATACTTCCCCCTAATTATTAATTTTAAATGCAAGGGAATAGTATCTAAGCTACTTATTTTTATCTACAAAAATACAAATTGTTTAACCCTCTTTAGTCTAATTCCGACTCAGTTCACGTTTATTTTTATACTCTTCTCTTATCACCCAAATTGATTTTATTGCGCCCAAAGTACACGCAAAATATGAGTGTTAAAATAATGGACAATAAGAAGAATACTGGCGCGATCGTGCCTTCAGGATACTTAACTGCCGTTTCGATGCCTAAACCGAGAATCATAAACAGCGTAAGGATCGATAAGAAATGGTGTGTAAAAATAGACATCCGTGAAGGTGTCTCACCATTAAAAGTCAGGAAGTAAGTTTTCGGTAGTAGCAAATACCAAATCATAAGTACTGGGATCGCACACCAAATACCTAAGCCAAACATCAAAGCGTAAATCATATTTTACCGCTCCTTATCCAACCTTATTTTCTTTAACTAAGACAGGATTCTTAGCAATATTTCTTTCTTGCTGACTTTCATCTATTTTTTCTATCTCTAAAAAGTAAAGCGCGGCAAATGGTTTCAAAGTTCTGAATGTATACACTAGCGATATGATAAAAAAGACTATAAAGAAAGAAATGCTTTCAAGTACATTAAAATTAAAAGAAATAAGCTCTGGAAATAAACTAGAAATAAGGTTTAAAAAAATTGGTAGGCCACCTATACCATTTATACCAAAGTACATATAAGGAGTTCTCTTTTCTTGGAGTTCTATACTCTCTTTCGTATATTTAGGTTTTAACTTATATGTTTTTGTCTCTTTATCTTTTTCTAAATACTCACAGCCTTTTTTGTACAGACGAATTGCTCTTTGAGAATCCCTGCATGAAATAATATATTTCAGTAAATCTATATCTTTGTTCTTAAATTTTAAGAAGTTTTCAAGTTTAGAAACTTTGATATGGTATTCCATATCGCCTTTAAATTCGCTTAATGCTTCATCATTCAAAAGGTCTTCTTTTTGCTCAATTTCTCTCAGATATTTTTTATTACTATATTCAGAGTAGACTTTAAAGTGTGAAATTATTCCTGACTTGCCAAACATGTATAAAAATGCAGCTAGAACAATTATAAAAAGTAATGAGCAAATGAAAACTAAACCATATTCACTTTTCATGATTTCACTCAGAATAGCAGTAAAATCTACTTTAGCATCAACATTCGCAGCCATACCTTACCCCTTAACTTTCAACACATCAGTTGCAGCTTTCACCATTTCTGTTGTGCTTTTCAATTGGTCAGAGATCAGGTTACTCATATCTTTATGAGCAGCTCCATCTATTTCACGACCGAAGTATTTCAGCGCAAGTTCTTTACGTACCGAAGCGGCCTCTTCAGTTGGTATGCTTTCCATAAAACTTGGATATGCTTGTAGCTCTACTTGGGTTTGGTAGTTTTGGTCTGCAAGACGCTGATAATGAGTAGATTGCTTTAAAAAATAAGTAATTAAAGTAACTCCGACTACTATTATTGAAGCCTTAAGTACCCAAAACTCAACATTTCCAAGAAAAGCTGGAATTAATACTTTTTTTAGAAAAAATGTCCCTAACGAAATTGCTACCGTTAGTCCAAGTGCCCAATAGAAATACCATCTATAATCTTTTTCTAAACCACGATATTTAGTAACAGCTTGATCATAAATATTCTCAGTTTTCGCATTATCTGCTATATTTCTAATACGACGAAATCTACTTATTTCATCATCAGCATGTAATATTATATTTCTAATTTCATCTGTTATTACTCGACTGTAATTATCTTTTTCACGTTTTAATGCTGTGATAAATGATTCCATAGAAAATAAACTAGCATTCGTTACAGCCAAATCATTTGGCATTAAATAGTAATTTTCCTCATCATACTCCTTGATTACAGTTTTTAAAGGAAGGGATATTGAAAATAAATAATCTAAGTTTTCACTATCTGTTTCAATACTTTCAATTATACTTTTTAACCTTGCGGCTTGCCTGACGCATCCACCTATCAAGTGTTTATTAAGATCAAACAAATCAGGATATTTATCACTGGCTTGATAATCAATATGCTTACCGTCTTTTAATTCCTCTAAGTAATCTATCACCTTTTCAATTTCAACAGTAATTTTTGATTTTATCTTCATATTATCATCTTTAATTCTTTCTATTAGTTTCTGATTATCGCTACTAGTATTACGAATTAAATTCTTTATTGGTTCATCTATTATCATGTTAAATTCAACTTAAGTCACATTCTTTAAAATATTGAAGTTCGTATAGCATCTAAGCTAAAAATTTTTCTATAATAAAATCAGTTACAAACACTAAATATAAAATATCAAGCCGCATCTTTCGGTGATTTATCATCCTTTGGTGCTTCTGCCTTTGGCGACAAATCCTTCACTGCTTTAATAAAGTCTGTATTAGCTTTAATGTTTTCATGCATCAAGTTCTCACCACCTGTATAACTTTCGTGGTGAATACTATTACCAAAGTACTTATAAGCAAGGTCAAAGCGAATTTTTTCTTTCATTTCTTCAGGCATACCTTCCATATATCGTGGAAGTGCATCTAACTCTTTAGCTGTGCGGTAGGCATCATCAGCCAAACGACGGTTCATAAACGAACGTTTTAAAAGAAATGCCGCAAGTGTTGTAGAAAGTACTAGCAGGGATACTTTTTGAATATAAAACTCTGGCGAAAGTTTGCCATGAATTTTTTCTGGAAAATCGGCTTCAATAAATAAAAAATTAAAATTATTTACATAAAATGTTAAGCCTAAAAAATAGAGTATCAATACACCCACTATTGAATAAAATGCAAATTCATAGAAGCGTGCTATTAATCTAAATTTTGTTGAATCATCTTCAAAAATTTTATGGACTTTAATATTTTTCTGATCATCTATCAATGTATTAAGATGATTAATTTTAAGACTTAGCATCTCCTCTTTTGACTTTAACACGTCAACAAGCTCTTCTGACTTCCCCTTATAATCCTTATATGTCTGAATTTGAAAGTCTTTCAAAACACTTCTAGCTAAAACTAAAATTTTGACTTTAAATTCAAGAATGAAAGCCTTAAAATGATTAAAATCACTTATATTTTTTATCTCCTCTCCACTTAAGGAAATAAGATTTTCAATTTCAATCTCAAGTGTTTTTGAAATTACATTAAGTCTTTCAATATAATCAAAAATTTCATTAAATTTCTCGTCTATATCTATTAATAATTTTTCAAAATATCCTGCTTGATCAATAGGAACACAAACTTTATCTAGTGTTTTAGATATTAAATCTTTCAAAGATGAAAGTTCTGACTTTATTTTATTGAAGCGTTCAGTATCATTATGACAGCTTAAATTTAATTCCTCACCCATCCCCAACCCCCCACCCAAATCACAATTTTTTATAAAGTATTGACGCGCATATAGTATCTAAGCTACTCTAAATTTACCACAGCAAAATCTGTGGTTAGGCGTGGAAACCTAAAAACACTAACAGGCGTAAAAAGTCCGCCCATGCGGCTATTTTTTTGCGTAAAATTCGGCTGTGCCTTTTATGGCAGGCTGGATAGGGCAGCTTCGGCTGGCCGTTACCTGTTAGTACGGTATTTCCACCCCTATTCAGTCTGTCACCAATACCGTGGAAAGTGTTGGTGTCAGGTTTAAAACTTGACTAACAGGAACAAGCCAATGAAAACATTCGCTTCAATGCATTCGCACACTTCAAAAAAAGTAAAAGAACATTCCCCTATCTATGACCTAGAGGCATATCTCGAGCGTCAAAGAAAACTCAAACAGCAAAAACTCCTCAAAAACTTTGTCGATGCCACAGTATTTCTAAGCATGGCTGTCATGACCTTTTCTATTTTATTTATGGGGAGCTGATCATGAGTGTACCCACCCAAAACACGACTAAACCAAGCTCAAGGCTTCGCCTAAAGTCGTACTAAAAACGTCATAAAATCAGTAAGTAGTGCGACACTGAAAGTCGCACTACCCTATATTTTGTTAAAGATATTTTAGAAAATATACCCATGATCAATAGACAGGGGGAGCAATGCACTCAACAATAGAAATTAACAGCCATAAAGACATGACTGCCGAACAAATACTGGAAGAAGTTAAATTCCCAATTGAAAACTTAGAACTAATGCTTTCCGCACTCACAAAAATGCATTTAGACCACCCACTCACGGGTGAAGAATTAACGGCTCTATTCAACACACTTCACTATCAAGTCGCCCAAATCTCAAAGGCGGTAAAGAATAAATGAGGAAAACCCTAGCTTAGGCTAGGGTTTCTTTTTTTTCATCGAATACTTTTTGCCAATTAAAAGATTCAAAATTTTTATCTTGGTAAAACTGTATTCCATAGTGAACGAGTTTTTTGTTAAAAAATAGATTAAATATTCTGCCATTTTTTAACTTAGCGTAAACTTGAGGTGTTACAGGTGCAATCCAAAATAAAGTTATTTGCTCTCTCATCGTCATTGACGAGCGTAATACATTAAAATAAAAGTCTTTATCTTTCTCTGTTAAATCGCTTGTATTAATAAAATCAATTAAATTAGCTATTTGTAAAAAATGTGCATACCAATCAGAAAATTCTTTTCCATCGTTTACTTCTAAATCACACTTTCTTATGTGGGAATATATATCCTGCTCAATATATGTAGTTAATTCCTTCCACTCTTTTTTAAAGAGGTTATCAAAGTAACAAAAATAAAAATCAAAAATTTGACATCCAAAATATTCAATCCCATCTCTCTTTACACTTAGTGTTTTTAACTTCTCATCTTTGTAGTTAAGTAATGCATAAAATTTAGTCGCAAAAATTGCATTTCTAGATTCATCCATTTGCTCAGTAGTAATTTTTCTTGTTTCCTTTAAGGAAATAACTTGAAGATAAGTAGTGAATGCAATTGCACATAATGCAATAGATGAAACTATTGTATTCAAACTTCCATAAATATCACCAAGTGGTCCTAATTTAGTAAAATCTGTAAGTTCATTTTCAGGAACATTCCAGAAATTTACTGCCCACCAATTGAAAAAAATTGGATATGTCAGCAATACAAACAAACCTAAAGTGATTGAAATTAACCAAACATAGCTAACTTTTCCTGTAGTAAACCAATTTTTTAAATTTGGAAAAAACTTATGACCCAGTGCAAAAAAACCAACTGCTAAAATTACCCACGCAGATACTTGTAAAATTATTGACATATTTATTAGTGATTTAAAAATTATTTAAATTGATTCGCATAAGTTTCAATAAGTGAAACTAATCCCCCACGCATTTCTTCACGCGTCTGACGGTACAGCTCTATTAGCTTTACTTCAGCCTCAGAGAGCTCCCCACTTTTTACAGGTTGTTCACCCCATAAAATAAAATGAATATTAAACCCGTGAGCTTCGAGCTTGTCTAAATAGTCAGTATTCAGCGGCTCATTGTGCTTCTCAAAACGTCCAATAGAGTTCTTTTTTACCCCAAGTATTTCCGCAAGTTCTTCTTGAGTTTGTATCCCCAAACGCTTCCGTTCATCTCGCAAACGTGTACCGCGAGTATTTAAATCATCATTTTTCATACTTTTTCCTAAAAAAGCACTTATAAAGCATCATAAATAGTACTAAATTTAGAAACACTAAGTATCTAAGTACGATTTATGGTGATTTTCGCATGACTTCAACAAACATTCAAACAAAACCAAAACACACCGAACTAACCCAAGTGCGTTGGACGAAAAAACAGTTAAAAGCCCTCAAGAAAATTGCATTCGAAAATGACACCAAAATTGCCATCTATATCCGTGACTTTATGGTGAAACATCATCCCGAACTACAAGACCCTCCAAGCGATGCGCAATTGTAATGAAAGCATTTTAATAAACATCGCATTGCTACAAAAATGCAAAAAAATACACAAACTCAAACAGTTAAGCCGTTAAATTTTAGTGGGTCTAAATGTCAAATATTCACGTTCTCATAGACGAAAAACTGAATCAGCTCTTCAGCTTTAAACGCGTTGGAGAATGGTATCGTCAAGGCATCTGCCCGAACTGCGGTAAAAAAGAACTCTACACACATGCAGTCAACCCGCGTGTGGTCAAGTGCGCCCGCTTAAACAAATGCGGATATGAAGAACACGTCAAAGAAATCTGCGAAGACCTTTTTAAAGACTGGTCAAAAGACTTTCCGCGTACCAAAGAAAATCCAAATGCCGCAGCAGATGCCTACCTACTCCATGCCCGTGGTTTCGACCCAAACATGCTCAAAGGTCTGTACACGCAGGAACTCTTTAGAAACGACCTCAAATACCCAAACGAAGTCACCGCAACCATTCGCTTTAAACTGGCAAGTGGTATTTATTGGGAACGCTTTATCGACCGTCCAGAGCGCTTCGGACGTCAAAAAGCAAACTTTATTGGTAAGTACGAAGGACATGCATGGACGTTAGAACAGCTCGACACCCTGTGTAATGCACAGTCTATTTGGATTACAGAAGGTATTTTTAACGCAATTGCCCTGAGTTTTAGCAAACAACCAAGTATTGCTACGCTTTCGACCTCAAACTATCCAAGCCTCATTCTCAAGCAAATTACCGACCGTTGTATCGAACTTAAAAAAGACCGACCGCGCCTACGTTGGGCTTTTGATAACGACAAAGCGGGCAAAAAAGCCATTAAGAAGTTTCACCTCCGTGCATTACAGGAAAAGTGGAACTCCACCGCAGCCCTGCCATCTGGTCAGTTAGACTGGAACGACCTCTACCAACGCGACCAACTGCACTCCGAATACCGTGACCAGTACAAACATTATGGCGAACTGCACATAGCTGAATCACCTGAGCAAGCAGGTCTACTCATCTATAACTATAAAGATGCTCGTAGAAAAACCTTTTGGTTTATTCATAACTTCCGCTTGTACTGGTTTAATCTCGACATGGACAAATACACTAAAGAACTGGAACGCATCGAGGCAGATCCAGAGCGCGATTTACTTCTCGATAACCAAAAACGAGAGCTCGCACTCCAGCAGTGTGCTGCGGTTTCCGAAATCTGTAATCGACAGCTCAACCCTCTGTATTTTCAGCGGAATGAAATAACCGATGAGTCCTGGTACTACTTCCAAATTTTAAACCCGGAGAGCGAGGCCAAAGCGACCTTTACCGCAGACCAAATTTCCGCACGGGGTAAGTTTGCCCCGCGTTTATTGTCGGTCCAGGTAGGTGCATGGTGGACGGGGAATGACCATCAACTACTCACCTTCATGAAAAATCAAACCGAGCGTTTACGTGAAGTTAAAACCATCGACTTTATTGGCTACAGCAAAGAATATCAGGCCTATATTTTCAACAAACACGCGGTTTATAAAGGACATGTCATCGACATAAATGACCATGACTTCTACAAAGTCGGACGTATCGAATTAAAAACCTTGGCCAACAGTCCAAATGTTCAGTTAAACCCAAAGTCCACATTTAAACCGACATGGTGGAAAGACTTCTACCGCGTGCGTGGTGCCAAAGGTCTGGTCGCTTTAGCATGGTGGACAGGCTCATATTTTGCCGAGCAAATCCGCACTATGCACAGCTCTTTCCCCTTTATAGAAATCGTCGGTGAAGCGGGTGCAGGTAAGTCACGTTTAATCGAATTTATGTGGAAACTTTCAGGTCGACCAGACTATGAAGGTTTCGATGCAAACAAATCGACCAATGTTGCGGTGTATCGTAACTTTGCTCAAATCTCAAACTTACCTGTCGTACTCATTGAGGGCGACCGTAACGACCAAAACGGTAATTCTGTGGGTAAGCCTAAGTTTTCATGGGATGAATTAAAAGACGCCTATAACGGCCGTGCAATTCGCTCAAAAGGCTTAAAAACCGCAGGAAATGAGACCTATGAGCCTCCGTTTCGTGGTGCAATCATGATTAGCCAAAACACCGCTATTCAGGCATCTGAAGCAATTCTGACACGTACTTTGCACCTACATGACCCATTGCCTCCGTCATGAGGACGCCTTTCTTAAAACCTATGCCGAAAAACTAGAGCAAACCGAAAAAGAGTTTCATAACAATGGCATTACCCATACACGTATTGCCCTTTGCCATGCACAGGTTTCGGCACTCATAGATGCTGTGGCCAAACACATTTTGCATGACGTCATTGACCTTGAAGAAGTCTGTGCAGCCCAAGACATGCTACTCGATATGGCGCATGAACGTGTGAAACAGCTCAATGGTGACCATCCATTGGTGGAGCAATTTTGGGACGTTTACGAATACCTCAATTCAAGCCGGTCTACCGAGTTTTCTATTAACCATTTTGACCATGACGCACATCAAATTGCCATCAACTTGAACGAAGTCTACAAAGTCGCTGCGAAGAACTATCAGCAGCTCCCAGACATTAAAGAAATGAAGAATCTTTTAACCGCCAGCCGACGCTATAAATTTGTCGACAAGAGCCGAGTAGTTAAAAGCCACCGTTATCCAGCAGATGAAGTTAAGAATGCCCTGGAGGACAAAACCTTACGCGAACATACCGTTCGTTGTTGGATATTCCAAAATCCTGCCATTTCAGGAAGCCCAAACTCATGAAAATACAAAACAACAGTAAATCTATAGACTTAACTCATGCACAATTTCACGCAATAGAAAAACAGGGAGGCATAAATGGCTGAGTATGTGATTACGGTTGAAGCCGACCGAGCACCTGAAATTTTATTGGGGCAAAAGCTTTTTGGTGGCAAAGTGACTGCATTAAATTTGGGTAAACGTAAACTCGTGTCGGCATCAGAACTTGCTAAAAAGTATGGTTTATCTAACACGACCGTTAGAACCAAACTGGCCACTATTAACCAGGGAACTTGTGGGAAACATTTATACGATCCAGAAATGGCAGATGCCATGCTCACCAAGAACACACGCACCCATAACCGTAGAAAAAACTAAGTAAAAGAATTAAAAATACCCGCCTTGTGCGGGTTTAATTTTCTCGATTAAATGCTTCCACCAAATCTTCAGCATTTGGGTTGTAGTAAGTATTTACCAAGACTTCAATTTTCTTATGGCCAGTAATTTTCGCTAAAATCTCTACTGGCAATTTACGCACCCGTACCATACGCGTAATCGCCTCATGGCGCGTATCATGAAAGTGCAAACCATTCAGACCAATCGCTGCTTTTCTCTTTTCCCACATCAACCGAAAGGCATTTTCAGTCTGTGGAATAACTTTCTTTCCATCATGTTTAATTAAATCGAGTAGTGCCCTGGCTTCTTCAGACAAAGGTACATTGCGCGGTTCACCATTTTTTGTTTTAGGCAGATGAATATGACGTTCATGCACATCCTTCTTTTCTAGTGAAATCAGCTCACCACGACGTAAGGCAGTTTCTAAGGCAAATAAGAAACCCCAAGCAACATAGTGCTGCGGTAAAACCGGTGTATCACCGACTTCATAATCTAGTGCTTTCAGCACCAGTGCAACTTCAGACGGATGGATCCGTCGAGATCTGGCCTTAGGTTTCTTCGGCTTGGTAATGAGCATCCATTGATTGTCATCGAGTAGAAATAGCTCTTTCTGAGCATAGGTAAAAATTGCGCTATAAAAAGAGATCTCTTTTAAAACAGTATTTGCCCCAACTTGAGTCAAACGTCGATTACGCCAGTTGGTTAATTGCTTGGGAGAAATATCATGTACCGATGTACCAGACAGAAAGCCAAATTTCTCATCAAAGGTACTAACCTGTCCTTTAATCCAATTCCTTGAACTCTTGGACTCCCTAAACTGGCCAACGTGCTCATAATAATGATCGACCAACTCTCTAAAGGTAAATTTAGGCTTTATCCCTTGCTCTACTTCTTTCGTAGCAATTTTTGACTCTAAAAATTTTGTCGCAGCCCAATGCTCACATTCTTTAATAGTGTCACGGGTACAGGAGATTCTTTTTCCATCAATTTGGATTTGAATACGGTAAACATCGCCTCTTTTTACGGGCTTTGGGATTTTCATTGGGGAAATCTTGGTGCATTTCTGGGGAAGTGTGAGTTATTAATTGATTCTGCACTGGACTGATATGGGAAGATTCGGGAAGTTCTGAGATGATGTGGGATGAAAGCTAGAGCTGACAAGCATTTGAAGATTTTTTAAGGGCAAACCAGGATTAACTTGATTTGCCCTTTATTTTGCACTGAATTTTAGGATTTCTTTGGATTAGTCTTTTTTTTAGTTTTCATTTTGCACTAATTATCTTTCATTAGTGAGATATTCATAATAGTTCAATGTTTCTTCTATTAAGTTATTGATTACTTCATACTGAAATAACTCATCACTCCATTCATTACGAATAAAATTTCTTGTCTCGTGAATATCCATATAAAAATGATGACTTCTATTGTCATAGCTAGAAAATCTATTTGAAAAAACAGAGATTTTATGCGGAAGAGATTCTGCAACACTAGATATGATCATTGCCATCCACCTATTTGACAGCCTAGTCTTATCATCTGAGATGTTCTTTAAAGCCTTTTCTACAATAACAAATGCAATCTCTATTGGATAACGCAACCTATTTTCAGTTTTACCCACTAAATATTCATATATATGTAAAAACATTTCTCCATTTTCAAATTCGCCTCGTTCAGAAGAACGAGCCGAGCTACAGATATCTCTATGAATTCGAACGGCTTCTCGTAAATAGTGTAGGCTCATACCTTCGCTATTAATGTAGTCATTTTTCTTAGTAAGTTTTCCTATTTCAACACCATCATCGTGGTGATCTCGTGAAACTGTATCTAGCGGTTTGATTTCTTCGAGCAGCTTAGTTTCTTGTTGCTCAAACGGCTCCCCAATTCCCTTCTGTACCCAATCAATATTTGCACCAGTGGCTTCAGAAATTTTCTGTGCAACGGATAAGTGCATATTTTTATTATTCTTTTTAAAAATTCCAAAAATTGTTGAATTTGATAAGCCTATACGCCCGCACCAACCATATAAAGACTCATCAGGACTTCTAGGCATAGAACTGTTGATCATCAAAAAATACATACGAGCCTGAATAGGTGTTAATTCGTCTTCGCAATTAAACTCCTTGAATTGCGAAGTATGGACAGTTCCAAAATCAAAATTACGAAATTCTTTATTCTGTTTTTTATCAATCATTTAGAAATATCCTTCAAAAAATACTTCGTAATTTGAATTACGAAGTGTTGACTACGAAGTTTTTACGAAGTATCTTTTGTTTAGAAAGGGTAATTACCCAATCTAGCGAGTTAAAAAAATGCCTAAAAAGGCAAGGAGTTCACATGGGATTAGAGCAAAACCCCACAGAACAATGGGATAGATACAGTATTGAAGCTGAGATTAAACGTCGTGGAAAGAGCGTTACTCAGCTTGCAAAAGATTACGGAATGTCTGACAGGACAGTTCGTAATGCACTGTATCACCCAAGCAAAAAGGGCGAGATTGTTATCTCTAACTTTCTGGGAAAACCTTTGCACGAGCTATTTCCAGACCGTTGGACGATTGATAACAAACGTATATACCCACGTTACAGCAACAAGGAATGTGCTTTATGAAAACGCATTACAGCATTGCTGATCTATTAGCGTTAAACCTAGATGGTTGCCCAACCACGCGAAGAGGTTGGGAATATCTAGTTAAAGCTAATAATTGGAAGTATAGAGAAGTTCCAAGCAGAGGAAAAGGCGGAATCCGAAAGGAATACGAAATTAGTAGCGAATTAAGAACTTTAATTTCTATTGGTGAGATTAAAAGCGAACTCATTGTTACTGAAAAAAGTACCGAATTAAGTACTCAAGTTGAACTTCAGGAACCAACTACTTTATTGAATTGGCAACGTGAAGTGGCTGAAAACCGTTTATTTGTTGTGCGTTATATCCAACAGCAAATTAAACAAGGTACGAAAAAGACTCCAGCAATTGAGAAGTTTATTGCTGATGCTGAAGCTCAAACATTACCTGCTGAAATGCAGGATGCTGTGAGCAAAGCAAATGCTAAGGCTGGTGCAGATCGTACAGTAAGCCGTCGTAGCGTGTTCGATTGGATTAAAGCAGTTGAAGATGCCGAGACCCATAAGATTAATGTGATGAGTGTGCTTGCACCGAAAGCACGTCAGTCAGATGTACCTGATTGGGCAATGGATTTACTCAAACTTTATGCTCAACCACAGAAGCCGACTTTGCCAGCGGTGTTGGAATTGCTTCCAAACTACCTAAAAGAAGGCGTGACTTGCCCTACTTACAACCAGGCTTATCGCTTTATTAAAGAAAAAATGGGCAATGTAGAAGCACAGCGCGGACGTATGGGCAATCGTGAATTGAAAAATTTACTGCCGTTTATCCGTCGAGATACAGAGCAGCTTTTACCGACTGATGTTTATACGGCAGATGGTCACTGTTTTGATGCTGAAGTTGCACACCCGATGCATGGCAAGCCTTTTCGACCTGAAATTACAGCAATCATTGATGTGGCGACACGTCGCATGGTGGGTTGGTCGATAGACCTAGCTGAAAGTGGTTGGGCCGTACTGGATGCAGTGCGCATGAGTGCTTGTGAGTGTGGTATTCCAGCCATTTTTTATGTGGATAACGGTTCAGGCTATAAGAACCAAATGATGGGGGCAAAAGGTCGTGGTGTATTGGCGCGTTTGAATACTGAAATGAGCCATGCCCTGCCTTATAACTCGCAAGCGAAAGGACTTATAGAACGTAGCCACCAAACCTTATGGGTTAAAGCTGCCAAGAAATTACCGTCATACATTGGTAAGGACATGGATGCAGAAGCTAGTAATAAGATGTTTAAGCTGACCCGCAGTGAAATTAGACAAATTGGGGTTTCAAAAAGCCTGATTAGTTGGACTGATTTTCTCGCTTTTGCTGATGAAGTCGTCAACAACTATAACAATAAACCGCATAGCAGCCTAAAGCGTATTACTGACCCAGTAACTTTTAAAAAGCGTCATTTAAGCCCGTTAGAGGCATGGAATGAAGCGCTAGACATGGGAGCACCGATTGACCTTGTGGAAGATTGGGACGCTGAAGACCTGTTCCGCCCTTATGAGGAACGTAAGGTTCGACGTGGTGAGATTGAGCTGTTTGGTAACCGTTACTTTAGTCAAGAGCTTGCAGAATTTCACGGTGACACTGTACTCGTGGGTTATGACATCCACAATGCTGACCGCATTACTGTGCGTGATGAAGATGGACGCTTGATTTGCCATGCGTACTGGAATGCCAATAAACGCGCCTACTTCCCACAAACTAAAGTGGAACAAGCACGTCAAAAACGAGCTGATGGTCGCCTACGTCGTTTGGCTCTGAAACAGGATGAGGTTTTACAAGAAGTGAATCCGCAACGTGTGATTGAACATATAGAGAACCAAAATGTGATTCCTTTTAATGCCAATAAGCATGAGCAATTAATGGCAGAACTGAATGCTTTGTCTGTGAAACAAGAGACAGAAGCTATTTATTTCAAAGATGTAGTAAGTGAGCCAAGTGTTAACGCAGAGCCACTGAATACTTTAAGCCCAGTTCAACGCTGGATAGAACTTGATAAGCAAATAAATGGAGGTGATGAACTATCACAAGAAAATCAGAACTTTTGGAAGATGTATCAAACATCTAAAAAGTTTAAGCAACTAGAAGAAGATGACGCTGAACTAAGTAAATATTTAGCTCAGCGCCAAGGCTAGTCGGTACTGCAATACCGACTAATTACAAACAACTTATTATTTTATGGTGATGCAAATGAATGCAGATGTCAATTTTTCCAACTCAGGTATTGCTCAGATTCGAAATATTTCACAGTGCTATGAAGCGGTGAAACGTACCATGGACCGCAATCCATTGTTGCCAGGCATTTCCGCTTTTTATGGTCCAAGTGGATTTGGAAAGTCTACCGCAGCCAACTATGTGGCGACCAAAACCAATGCTTTTTATGTTCAAGTAAAAAGTACTTATACCAAGAAAGCCTTTCTGCAAGCGCTATTGCGGGAAATGAGTATCCCGTACCCTGCAACACTTTCAGAAATGATGGAACTTGCCACCAGTGAACTGGCGAAGTCTGGACGACCACTGATCATTGATGAGTTTGACCATCTTGTGCAGGGCAATAAAGTCGAAATTATCCGTGATCTTTACGAAGGCAGCCAAGGAACTTTCTTGATCATCGGTGAAGAAATGCTGGCGCGTAAGTTGGAGAAATGGGAGCGCTTTCATGGGCGTATTTTGAACTGGGTCACCGCCCTTCCTGCCGATCTGAACGATGTAACGCTGTTGGCTTCGATTTATGCGCCACAACTTCAGATTGATGCACCTGTACTGGAACAGTTGCTTGCCCAAGTGCGCGGATCGACTCGACGTGTTTCGACCAATTTAGAAATGCTGAATGAAAAAGCGTTAGAAGCAGGTACACCCCATATCACAAAACAAGTGCTTAAAGAGCTGTTACCTGATGGTTTCGTGACTGGCGAAAGCCCTAAGCCACGTAGCTTTTGAGGGTATTTGATTCATGCAAACTGGTAAAAACAATTCATTCACTATAGGACTGGAAATCAACACTATGAAAGCAGGACAACCATATCAATCACCGCGCCAACGTGCTTGGACTGCTATTCGTAAACATCGTGAAGAGTTCACGATTGAACAAGTGGCTGAACTGGGGCAAATGAAATACGAAAGTGCGCGTGGATTTGTTGCAAGCCTTGTGAAAGCCAATGTGGTGCAAATTCTACGTGAAGCTAAAGTCTACGATCATAGTAAGTCGATTAAAAGAAAATATTTCATGCTAGTTAATGACTTAGGCTACACAGTGCCGTCTATTTCTAAGGATGGAAAAGTAGTGGTAAGCGTAACTGGTAACAAAGCAATGTGGAATGCTTTACGCATTACTAAACAAGCTGTTAATGCGCATGAGCTTATTCAACTGGCTTCGAATGATGAGATTTCTATCAAATTAGAAACAGCGAATGAATACCTTCGGGCATTACACCATGCAGGTTATTTAACATTAACTCGACCTGCAAATAATGCAGGTGGTAAAGCTAAATATAGACTTTTACCAGTTATGGATACAGGCCCAAATCCCCCTCAAATTCAAAGAGCGAAACAAGTCTTTGACCCTAATACAAATCAAGTGATGTTTACAGAGCGCCCTGAACTCGAAGAAGAAATGAAACACGGCACTTTGTTACATGAACAAGAGGAAATGAACGATGAATCTTAAAGCACAGATTGACCCAGAACTACATGAATTTATTCATCAGGACAGAATTCGACTGTTCACAGAACGTAATGAATTTAAGCGCTTAGCTGAACAAAATGAACTTGAGCTGAATGAAACACAGGTACGGAGTAAGCAAGTCATTTCACTGCTTCTCGCAATCAATATTGTTCTGATTGGAGTACTCACTTATGTCTTGCAACACACCTAAACCGAAATGGATTCAGCTTGTTGAGCAACGTATTGAGCAACTGGGCACGATTCAAAAAGTTGCGGATGAATTGGGCTATGCCCGACCTAGTTTGTCACTGGCACTACGGGGAAAATATGTAGGCAGTACAGACCGCCTAGAAAAGATTGTTATGCGGGTGTTGGGCAGTATTCACTGCCCTCACCTAGACCAAGTAATAACCCCAGAGGCTTGTATTGGTTTTCATGAACGTGAAGCACCAACACAAAATCCAGTAGAAATGCGCCACTGGCGAGCATGTCAAAAGTGTCCACATGCTTGCGTTAAAAAAAGAATCACTTAAGAGGTAGTAATGGCAGATCTAGCCGATTTAGCAAACGACAAGAATGACGAGTTGATCTTAAGCACTCTCAATAACCGTCCTAATTTTGACCAACCCAGCGCTCATGCATGTGAAGACTGCGGTAATGAAATTCCAGAGCAGCGACGTGCTCTGGGTAACGTAAAACTTTGCATTGATTGCCAAATTGCAATCGAGAATGACTCGAAACATAACTTTAAGAAAGTGGGATATTTATGAACGCAGTAACAGAAATTCCAGCAGGATACCGCATTGATGCAAAAGGCCGTTTGATTCCTGTTGATCAGATCAAGGCTATGGATATTGAACGTAGTGATTTGGTTGAACGTTTAATTAGTGGTGCGAAGGTTTTACAGCAAGAGATGTTGGCTTTTAAAAAGTTATCTTTTGAAGACATTGCGGCATTTATCCAACTTTCTGCTGAACAGCATGGCGTTCAAATTGGTGGTAGTAAAGGCAATGTAACGTTGTTTAGCTTTGACGGTAAATACAAGATTGTGCGTCAAAGCCAAGAAAGTATTCGTTTTGATGAAAGCCTTCAAGCGGCTAAGGCTTTAATTGACGAATGTATTTCCGAGTGGGCTACAGGTTCTAACGACAATATTCGCGTATTGATCAATGATGCCTTTCAAGTGGATAAGGAAGGAAAAATTTCAACTGGTCGTGTCCTGACCTTGCGTCGTTTAGATATTCGGGATGAGAAGTGGCTACGTGCAATGGATGCAATCAGTGAAAGTATCACTGTCACAGATAGTAAGAATTATGTGCGCTTTTATGAGCGTGATGCAGAAGGCAAATATCAAGCGATTTCGCTCGATTTTGCAAATGTTTAACAACCTTCAATATTAATTTAATTGGATATAAAACTATGAACAAATCTGAACTTATTCAACACATCGCTTCTACTGCTGGTATTAGCAAAGTTCAAGCTACAGCAAGCCTTCAAGCTTTTGAAACTGCTGTTATTGATACGTTAGCAAATGGTGGATCTGTAGATTTAAAAGGCTTTGGTACTTTTAAAGTGACAGATCGTGCTGAACGTCAAGGGCGTAATCCTCAGACGGGTGAAGCAATCACGATTGCTGCTTCAAAAAGCCCAGTATTTAAGGCAAGTAAAGCATTAAAGGATGCTCTGAATTGATGAGATTTTCATCTTAACTGTTTAACAAAACAAAAGGTCCCGCCTTTTGGCGGGATTTTTTTGACCAAAATTTAGGAAAACCATGATCAAAATTGAAGATTTAGACAAGTTGCCACCAGAAGTTGTTATTAGCCTTGGAGAAACATCGTGAAGTTAAGTAAAGAACAAAAAGAATTTGCTATCAAAGAACTGGACACCTGTAGCCGTGTTGAGCTTTTATGCGATGGTTATGAAATTTCATTACGCATTCAACGCCACAAAATGAAACTCGTTGTTGGTATATTCGTGAATGATACTGTTAAAGGCTGTTGGTGTACCGAAAGTAGTGAACACCCTGAGGCTAAGTATCTGGCACCTTACTTCGTTAGCAAATATAAGCCTACATTTAAAAACAAACTTTTGAAAATATACGGTAAGCGTAAAGCCTACAGAGAGCATCCAGATCTGGATGATAAATATGAATACCGCCTACCCTACTTTTCTAGTGCGACTAGGGCCATTAACCACCTAATCAAAGTATCTGAGTCAATTGAACTTATCACGGAGTTTGCAGCATGATGAACAAAACGAAAAAACAAATAGTACAAGGTTCACCAAAAGAAATTGCCGAAGGTATTTTTGATAATATGATTGTGCCAATGCATTCTCAAATGGCGAACGTTAGCGAACGTGATGCAGACGAATTTGCATTTTGTATTGCTGGTACAGCAGTGGCTGGGTTTCTTGCATCTGCAAATGATCTAGACAGTGCTAAAGATTTAATTCTTCAATACATAGAGGTTATGTATCACGATATTAAAGTCGAACAGCAAGATACCAATATTTTGCCGACCCACCATATGGGGAAACCTATATGAAAAAATCCTCACGTAATGATCGTTTAGCCACAATCCATATGGGTAAAAAAGCGCTGAACCTTGATGAGGATACCTACCGTGACATGCTCCAGCATGTCACTGGTAAGCGTTCTGCCAAAGATATGACAATGGATGACTTGTTAAAAGTCATTCAGCATCTGGATCAGCTTGGATTCTCTAAGCGTAATTTTGGGAATAAGCCCAAAGTGAAACTATCAAAGGAGGCTTTAATCGGAAAAATTGAGGCCCATTTGACCGAGCATAAGCTGCATTGGAACTACGCAAAAGGCATTGCTAAACAAATGTTTCAAAAAGACGCGTTAGAATTTTGTACGGAAAATGAACTGTGGCGTATAGTTGCGGCATTGGAGTACAAAGCGAAGCGGGCCAACAATGAAACAAGACGAGTACCTAGATAAACTACCAGACAACCTTCGGCTGATTATTCAGCTCACTGACTACAGAACCGCTATGATTCTAATCAAGCATTATGGCGGTTCTGATTATAGTTTCCCTCCTCTTAAATCAATATCCGAAAGCCATGAGCTCGCAGAGCTTCTTGGCTTTAATAATCTCAAAAAACTTTGTCAATTTTGGAATGGTGTTATTGTTTATATTCCAAAGTCAGACAGATATATAAGTATTTTACGTGATAAACGTATTGAACAGGATCTTGAAGAATTAGGTGCTACCGCACAAGTTCAACGAGAATTATCAAAAAAATATAATGTTACTACTCGTTGGATTAGGCAAGTTCGTAAGAATCAAGTCAGCCCTGCCGAAAATAAGAAACAAAGCAATCAACTCGATATGTTTTCACAATTAGCCTGACTCCATTTCAATCGCACTCTTTATCTCACCGCCTTCGGGCGGTTTTTTTATGGAAAGTGTTCCGATACAAACCTAATCGCTAAACCTCGAAACTGACACAATGTTAGATAAGGGTTTATTAAATGTCTGAAAAGTTAAAAAAGAAGTTTGTGTTATCCAAACTGAGTTTGGGTCGTCTTGAAGGTGTAGATGCCAATTTAATCAAAGTTGTGAAGCGTGCCATTGAAATCACGCCGCAGGACTTCATGGTTGTTGAGGGTGTGCGCACGAAAGAGCAATGCTACATCAACTATGGCAAAGGCCGTACTGCTGCACAATGTACAGCGAAAGGTGTGCCTGCAAAATATGCCCTACCTAAAGCAGCCAAAGTGACTTGGTTGAAGAATCCTCTCGACAGTAAGCATGTTACGGGTCGTGCTGTTGATTTGGTTCCCTACCCTGTGGACTGGAATGATTTATCTAAGTTTGACCAAATGGCTCAAGCCATGTTTACCGCGGCCAAAGAATTAGGTGTATCCATTCGCTGGGGGGCAGATTGGGACAACGATGGTAATTACCGTGAAAAAGGTGAATATGACTCACCTCATTTTGAACTTTGAGGAATCTGATCATGAGCCATAAAAAATCTAAAGTTCCTCATTCATTGATTCAAACCCGTATTCAGCAAGGCGTTCAAGAACAGGTTGAAAAGCGTGGCAATGCAGACTATCGGCATGGATATGAAACTGGGCAAAAAGATCTTCAGTTGATTGTAAATGCCAACGAGTCGGACAAAATTCAACAGTTGCGTTTAAACATCTCTACTCTTGAAAGTCGTTTAGATGAGAGTGCGTTAACCCTTAGTGACAAAGACCAACTTTTGATCAAAGAGGGTCAAGTCGTTAATCGTCATATCCAAGAGATTATTGGTCTTAAGAAGCAACTTAAGCAGAGCGAATCCAATCTTCAGACTGTGCGTCAAGAGTACGTCATGGGCGTAGCTAGTACTGTAAATAATGACTTCTTAGTGCATAACTGGCGTGCCAGTTGGAAGTGGATCAGCAACTGGTGCTTTGGCTTAATTGTGTTTTTTGCTACAACGCCTATCCCGCCAGAATTGCTTGCCATACTACCCGAAAACATTCGTGTTTATGTGATTGCGTGGATTGCATTCTGTGGTTTCGCTGGGCGTTATTTGAACCAAAGTAAAGGCGTTCAATCATGGTCATTGAAGTCTTAGTACGCAAACGTCCTGTAGTCGTGGTGGTGTATGCCCTGTTTGATTTATTAGACGGCATACGCCATCCAATCCAAACCACAAAGCGAATAAAGAAGAGTATTCAAAATGCCAAAAGTCACATTTTCAAAAACTGCAATCATCAATCTTGCAGACTATGTTCTAAAAAATTACGGGCATATCAACGAAACCGTTGAAGCAGGTATTACGGCCACCCAAAAGACGTATACCAATATTAAGCTCACCTCGTTAGCGGTATATGACATGTTTCAAGCCACCGCAAAATATATGCAAGCTGTAGAGAATGAAGGTGTTCTCAAAGGTCTTGCCAAAAAAGAAGCTGTGCTGGAGTTCATGATTAAAGAGTACTTAGAAACTCACGCAGAAATTAAGCAAATCTGGTCAGGTTGGCATACCACGGTGTCTTGGTTTATCGATTCTTTAATTAGCATGCTGAACAGTGGTCGTTCAGTCCTTCAAGCCTTTGTTGGTTAAGGGGTGATATGTGGCTATTCAAATGGATTTATATCAATGGATCATGATTTTGATTGTGATGATCAGTACTGTCATCGCAACCATCAAAATTCTATGGGGACGCATTGAAACAAATCTCAATAACAACTTTCAAGTGATGCAGAACCGACTTGAGGATGTTGCGAAGCAATCCGCACAGAACCATGACGACATTCGTGATCTAGAACGAAAATTTTATAAGTTTCAGATTGATTTGCCACATGTCTATGTTGCTCGTGAAGACTATATTCGCGGCCAAACGCTGATTGAAGTCAAGCTTGATGCTTTGGCTTTAAAAATTGAAAACGTTCAAATACGCCAAGGAATGAATAAACAATGACAGATCTCGTAAAAGCACGTCGTGAAAACATGCGTTGGTTGTTACTGAATGCACTGAACAATGCCCGACCACTGGGTGCAATGGACGTTTTAGTTCTGACTGTGGTTCAAGCCATTTATCCAGACGCTACCGCCAACGAACTCCATGCTCAATTGGCCTATTTAGAAAATAAAGAATTGGTCGATATTAAGCGTCTGCCTGATGGGCACTGGCACTCAACATTAAATTCTAACGGTATTGATGTTGTTGAATACACAGTTGATTGTCCTGCTGGGATTGCACGCCCTGCCAAATATTGGGGAGTCTAGCCATGGCAAAGCCATCTGCAATTGATCAATTAAATGCTGAAGACAAAGCGTGGCTTGATGCACGATTCCGTGATCAAGGGTTTTGTGGCTATGTAGAAATTGCTGAACTCTTAGCTGAACGTGGCTATAACGTGAGTAAATCAAGTGTTCATCGTTATGGTCAGAAGTTAGAACAGAAATTAGCAGCTGTTCAAGCGAGTACTCAAGCTGCAATTATGATTTCAGAAGCTGCACCTGATGATAGTGATATGCGCACTCAAGCTGTACTTTCACTTATGCAGACTCAATTATTTGACACCTTAATTGCTTTACAGGAAGCAGGCAGTGAAGGCGTTGATCCTGCAAAACGTTTAGCTCTTATTTCTCAATGTGGTAAAGGCATCGCTTCTTTGGCTCAAGCATCTATTGGTCAAAAGAAATGGATGCTTGATGTACGTGATCGAGTTGAAAAGGTGGCTAAGTCTGTTGAAGAGATTGCTAAAAAAGGAGGCTTGTCCCCTAAAGCTGCTGCCACTATTCGTAAAGAAATCTTAGGAATTGCCAAATAATGAATGCTCCTATCAATCCAGTACTAGCACCTGATTTTAATAGTGATGTTCCTGCTGTTCTATTGCCGTATCAACAGGAATGGATTGCTGATACAAGCCAGCTGAAGGTTGCTGAAAAGTCACGTCGTATTGGTTTGACATGGGCTGAAGCTGCCGATGCAGTTTTAGATGCAATGTCTGAAGGCGGTCAAAATTGTTATTACCTAGGTTATAACAAAGACATGACTGTTGAATTTATCCAGGCTTGTGCAATGTGGGCTAAAGCCTACGATGCTGCTGCAACTGAAATTGAAGAAAGTGTTTGGGAAGATGGTGATAAGCATATTCAAACTTATATTATTCGGTTCCCTAACTCTGGTCGACGTATTGAAGCCTTAACAAGCAGACCATCCAACTTACGTGGTCGTCAAGGTCGAGTCATACTTGATGAAGCTGGCTTCCATGAAAATTTAGATGAACTTTTAAAAGCAGCTCTTGCCTTGCTGATTTGGGGTGGATGTGTGCGCGTGATCAGCACGCACGATGGCGAAGATAATCCATTCAATGAACTCATTAAAGAAATCCGTGCTGGTAAGCGTAAAGGCTCAGTACACCGTACAACGTTCCGTGAAGCTGTTGATCAAGGCCTATATAAACGAGTCTGCCTACGTAAGGGCATTGAATATAAACCTGAAGAAGAACAAGCATGGGTTGATGATGTTTATAGTTTCTATGGCGATGCAGCAGATGAAGAGCTTGATGTTATTCCATCTAAAGGCGGTGGTCGTTGGTTATCTCAAGGTTTATTAGAACAGCGCCAAAAAGATATTCCTGTAATTCGTTGGTCAGCGCCTAAAGGCTTTGAAACGTGGACTGAAGAAGCGCGTCATAGTGAAATTAAAATATTATTTGATGATGTAATTAAACCATTATTAGATTCAATTCCTAAAAAATACCGTAGTTATTATGGACTCGATTTTGCTCGACGTTCGGATCTATGTGTATTTTGGCCTTTGATTGAGTACCAGGACACTCGAAAGCACTGCCCTTTTGTACTTGAACTATCTAATATGCCTTACAAGCAACAAGAGCAGCTCTTTAAGTTGATTGCTAAGGCGTTGCCTAACTTTAGTAAAGGTGCACATGATGCTACAGGTAATGGTGGTTATTTAGCTGAAGCCATGCAAATTGCGTTTGGTGACAAAATTGAAGCAATTCATTTGTCTGAAGGTTGGTATCGTGAACATACACCTCACTTTAAAGCTGCGTTAGAAGATGGTGATATTGCTAACATGCCTAAAGACAAAGATATTATGGATGACCACCGTGCATTCGTATTAGTCAAAGGCGTAGCGCGTATTCCTGATGTCCGTACCACGGGTGCAGATGGTAAGAAACGACATGGTGATAGTGGTATTGCTCACTTACTCGCTGATTATGCCAGCAAGAATCCTAGTGCGCCTTATGAGTTCACCCCGTTGCCTAGTCATGAAAATTCAAGTTTTGAAGATTTCGATTTTTCATCAGAACGAACATTTATTTAACCCTTTTGATTTTTAAAAAAAATAACTAAAATTAATTTTTTATAATAAATTTTGAAGGGTTATATGAAATTAATATTTAGATGGGTGTTATTGCTTATAGGGGCATTAACTATAGGCTTTGTACTGGTATTGGCTTTCTTAGCAATGAAAGATGCATATTTGACCCAAGGTGCCTCACTCTACATATTTATTTTTTTGTGGCTTGCTGTTTGGTTGGGAACAGGATTTTTTCTCAAAAAACAAGGGAAAGTTAAACAGCCTTTTGCTCAAGGTTTTTTGCCTGGAATGTTAGTTGCAGGTATTTTTTTATCGTTAATACACTACCTTAATCCAACCAGGGAAGAATTACTTGAAAAAGCACAAAGTGCAGAACAAGAATATTTTTTATTATCTGCTGGATCATTAAATCATTCTAAAATTTGTAACGCTGCATTTGATGCATTGGAATACTACAAACAGGTAGGCGATGCAGAAAAAATCAAACTTTTTGAATATATTGTTGTTGATGACAAGTGCCTATAATTAGGAAGTACTTCCACTCTAAATATATACAAGCCTGCCCCAAACTAAGCACAATCTCGTATTGTGCTTTTTGTTATGGCTAAAAAAGATAAATCTCAAAAACAAGCGTTAGAAACGACTCAGACCTCTGATGTGGCTTGGTTAACAAATCAGTGGCAAGAACATCCTGTTGTTGGTCTAACGCCTGCACGCCTCCATAAATTACTCCTCGGTGCTGAACAAGGTAGTCTTCAAGCTCAAGCTGATCTTTTTGCAGATATGGAAGAACGTGATGGTCATATCTTTAGTGAAATGGACAAACGTCGGAAAGGTGTAAATGGCTTGCCTTGGGGAATAAACCCTCCCAAGAATGCAACGGACCAAGAAAAAAAGATTGCTGAAGAAATTAAAGAATGGATTGATGAGATTCAAGATTTTGAAATGTTCTTGTTTGATGCAATGGATGCGGTTGGTCATGGCTACAGCTGCCAAGAAATCAAATGGGAACGTATAGGCTCACTATGGCTACCTGCAAGTTTTGAGCATCAATTAGCACGCAATTTTATGACTCCTGTTGATCGCCCCAATGAACTACGTCTTAATGATGGATCAATGGAAGGTGCTGAGTTTTGGGATTTTGGTTGGTTTATTCATCGTCATAAAGCGAAGTCTGGATATATTGCACGATCAGGTTTACATCGTGTTTTATCTTGGCCTTTCTTATTTAAAAACTATGGCGTTCGTGATGTCATGGAATTCTTAGAAATTTATGGCTTGCCAATTCGTATCGGTCAATATGCTGAAGGCGCAACAGCTGAAGAGAAAATGACACTGCTACGCGCTGTTATGAGTATCGGACGTAATGCTGGAGGTATTATTCCGAAAGGCATGACCATTGATTTTGAAAGTGCTGCAAATGGTGACACTGATAATCATATGGCGTTAATCAAATGGTGTGAGCAAACCCAATCAAAAATTATTGTGGGTGGGACTTTACTTAGCCAGGCTGATGGTAAAACCAGTACTAATGCACAAAGCCAAACACATGAAAATCAATTTGAAGTCATTGTTAAATCGGATTCTAAACAGCTTGCAAGATCAATTAATGATTCATTAATTACGCATTTAATGCGTTTGAATTATCCAAATATTACACCTGATCGTTATCCAAAATTCTACTTTGATTTGACTGAAACGGAAGACTTAAAGGCGTTCAGTGAATCGATTGGTGCTCTAGTCGATAACGGTATGAAAATTCCTGTTCGATGGGCACATGAGCGAACTGGCATACCAATGCCTACGGATGAAAATGAAGAGGTTCTAACAAAACAATCGAAAGAAATGAATTCAGATTTTCGTAATCTTGCAGCCAATACTTTTTCTCCTCGACTTCTAACGCAATCACTAGCTGCGAATACTGCAAATGTTCCGTTAGAAGATCAAGCGATGCGGTTGCTTTTAAAGGAACAAGACGAAAATAGCCAGGTCATTTCGGAGCAATGGCTTACTGAATTGGTTAAGAAAATTCAAGCTGGTAGCAATGAGGAAGAAGTACTTCATCTGCTTTCTGAGCTACATCCACACGATGATGAACCTGCCCTTCAAGAGAAATTAACGCAGCTGATCTTTGCTTGTGAAATGCTTGGTCGCTTAAGTGCTGAAGCTGAGGTTGAATAATGCCCACACCTCAACGCCCTGAATTGAATGCTCTATTTCATAAACCACCCGAAGAAGCGATTCAATACTTAAAAAACAAAGGTTATAAAATCGGATGGGATTGGCATCAAACCTTAGATGACGCACATAGTCGTGCATTCACTGTGGCAAAAGTTGCTAAATTAGACTTGTTGCAGGACATTAAGAAATCATTAATCACGGCTTTGGAAAAAGGTCAAAGTCTTGAAAAGTGGAAAGCTGAAATTACCCCAATACTTCAAGAAAAAGGTTGGTGGGGTAAAAAAACTGTGATTAATCCAGCTGGTCAAGAGCAAGAAGTACAGCTTGGATCTCCACGTCGATTGCGAACGATTTATCACACCAATATGCGTTCGGCTTTTAGTGCTGGGCGTTATAAAGCAATGATGGAATCTATTGATACACGTCCTTATTGGGAGTATCGACACATTACGATGGTGAACTATCGTGAAGAGCATAAATCGTGGAATGGTCGTATTTTAAGAGCTGACGACCCGTTTTGGACAACTGCCTACCCTCCTTCAAAATTTGGTTGTAATTGCCGTGTTATTGCTAGATCTGAACGTGAAGTTGAAGGTAAAGAAATTTTAAGTAGTGATGGTTATCAGACTCAATATTCTGAAAAAATTGGCGTAGATAGTTTTACAGGTGCTGATGTTTATGCGACACGTCAACGCTTTGACATTCCAACTAAAGATGGAGTCATAAGCTTTAGCCCTGCGGCTGGATTCAACAGCTCACCAGCAACAAGCTATGCTGTGGACCAAGTATTGACAGAGCGTGCTCGAAAGTACTTAGGAGATATGGAAGGTTTAAAGCAAGTCCAACAAGTTTTAACCGCCCCTATTCGTCAAAAAGCCCATTATGCATTTATTGAGAACACCCTAAGTTTTGCTAAATCTCAAGGTAAAACAAGTACGGTTGGTGTGTTCCAAGCGGAAGAAGTTGCATACTTGCTTAAAAAAGGACAAACAATTGAAAGTCCTATCATTACAGTTGAAGATCGTCTTCTCATTGGGAAAAAAGCCAAGCGCCATAAAAATGCTGGTGATGCGGTAAGCGTGGCTGAATGGCAAGAATTACCTATTCTCATCGCTAACGTTAAAACTGTTTTATACGATGTAAAAAATGATAGTGTTCTGTACATTCTTAAGAGTTTAGATGAGAAAGATCCAAAGGTAATCAAGCTTTCATTGCGAGTACAGAATGGCGTAATAGAAATTGTGAGTATCTTTAAAATATTGGATGGTGCAATTGAAGATGGATTGAATGCTACGCACTATGAATTGATCAGATAAGGAGATGGTGGCTGACTTGCACAGCATAATACTGAATAGACTTTGCTAGACCGTAACCTTTCTATTAGGAAACTACCATCTCAGGAACAGTATAAATTATGAGCGTGATACAAATCAATGATGATGTATTGGTCAAAAAGCTAACTAGAGTTGCTTTAGGAATAAACCGTCCAAAGGATTTGACCTCTGCAATAGCAGGAAGTTTTTTGACTATCGTTGAAGATAACTTTGATGCTCAAGGTCGCCCTGGATGGGCTGGACTTAGCCCAGTCACAGAGGCAAGACGCAAGGCTGGTAAAATTTTAAGTCAGTCTGGTCAACTTCGTGACAGTATTCAGCCAGATTCTAATGATACCGAAGCAAGTATCAGCAGCTCTGATCCTAAAGCACCGACTCATCAATTTGGTGCTAAACAAGGGCAATATGGAAAATCTTCTCGTGGTGGTCCATTACCGTGGGGAGATATTCCAGCGCGACCATTTATGCCTATAGATGAAAATGGTAATTTACAGTCAGAAGCTGAGAGCGCCATCTATGATGATGTTGATTATTTCTATCAAAAACTATTTGATTGATATAAATATAGCGTTAGATAGTCGTTAGATTGTTATTGATGCACTTATAAAAATTAAATCGATGAATCTTGAATGAAATATCTATTGATCGTTAGAACGCATTACAGCGCAAATTATAAAAAGTGAAAAATAAGGAACGTATTCCAACACTAATCCCCTCTTAAGTTTTTCATACTCATGTTTCTTAAGTTAGATGCAGAAGTATGAAGCGCACACTCTTAGTTGCTGCATGCTCAATGAGCTTATCAGCACAGTCTGAACATTTTGTGATTATACCTGAAGGTGAATTTCGCGGTATCGATGGTCGCCCATTTGATGCGCCTGCATGGATTCTAACGCCTGAACATGGTCGTGAAATGGTTGCTGTGTTAAATCAACGTAGTGTTGATCTCGTCATTGATTATGAACACAGCACATTAATTGCTAAAGAAAAAGGCGAACCTGCTCCTGCTGCTGGATGGTTAAAACCAAATGGCTTTACCTATGTAGAAGGAGTTGGCTTATGTAGTACTCAATTTGAATGGACCGAAAAAGCTCAAGGCTTTATCGATTCGGGTGAATACAAATACATATCTCCAGTCTTCTTCTATGACACCACTGGAACCATCCTCGGCTTACATAGCGTCGCATTAACAAACACTCCAAATTTAGATCAGTTGCCTGAAGCCAAGCTTGCAGCAGCTGCACAAGAATTTTTAACAACATCTCAGGATTCAGAAATGAACGAAGATTTATTAGAACGTCTGCGTTGGATGTTGAATCTGCCGATTTCAGCAACTGCTGAAGACATTATGGCAGAACTCAGCAAACTGACCAATCAGATTGCAGAAAAAACAGGTACGACAATTGCTGCTAATGCTCAAAACTTATTTGATGCTGTCTCTGCAATTGATCAAATTAAATTAGCTGCAAATAGCCAGGCACAACCCGACCCAAACAAATATGTACCAATGGCGGTGCATAAAGAAGCGTTAGCTCAAGCAACCACTGTAACGGCAAATGCACAAGCAAAAGAAATTGATGATCTCATTTTAGCTGCTTGCTCAGATGGTCGATTGACAGGTAAGGCGACTGTTGATTGGGTCAAAGACCAAGCGAAGACTAACCCAGATTTTGTGAAGTCATACTTAGATGATTTGCCAAAAATCGCAGCATTAAGTCAACAACAAACACAAACCGTTCAAATTGCTGCTAATCATCAAAAGCAAGGTCAATACACACCTGAAGATTTTGAAGTAGCTAAGCAAATGGGCATTGATTTAGGAGCTGGCGCATGAGCAGTATTTTAAGTGGATCTGATCGCCAAACACCACGTCGTGATTTAGGCCTTATTCAAGTTGCTGTAAAAGCAAACGCTATTTGTTTTGCAGGGCATATAGCTGTTGTTGGTTCAACAGGATTCGCTGAACCAGGTAAAACAGCAACGGGACTCACCTATCTAGGTATCTTTGATGAAACCATTGATAACACTGGTGGTGCTGATGGAGACGTGTTTGTGATGGTGCGTACACATTCAGCCTTTTTATTTGATAACGCTAGTGCAGATGCAGTTGTTCAATCTTTGGTTGGTAAGAAATGCTACATCCACGATTCAAAAACTGTATGCAAAACATCGGCAACAAATACCAAATCAGAAGGTGGTGTTGTTTTAGAAATCACAAATGAAGGAGTATGGGTAGCATGAAAATTAACGGTGCTGTAATTTCAGCAATCTTTCTAGGTTTAAGTCGAGCTTTTAACGGTGCATTTGCTGCTGCTCCAAGCCAATGGCAAGATATTGCTTCAGAAGTACCAAGTTCAGGGAAATACAACGACTATACGTGGTTGTCTAACTTTCCAGGTATGAAAGAATGGGTCGGTAAAAAGCAAATCAAAAAACTATCTGAATATACTTACATTCTGGTTAATAAACCATATGAAGCTACTATTGCGGTAAAACGCGATGATATTGAAGATGATCAACTTGGCATCTATTCAGCACAAGCACAAGGTGCTGGGCACTCGGCAAAACAGTGGCCTGACGAGTTGGTTTTCACTGCTGTAAATAAAGGATTTACCGAAAAATGTTATGACGGTAAACCATTCTTTGCGACTAATCACCCCGTTGGTAAATCGGGTGTAAGCAATAAAGGGACTAAAAAGCTATCTGCTGCATCCCAAGAAGCAGCAGCGGCATCATATGGTGAAGCCCGTACTGCTCTTATGAGTATGAAAGATGAAGATGGTCGTCCTCTTAACGTCAATCCAAATCTATTACTTGTCCCACCAGCATTAGAAGCAACTGCAAATGCGTTAATTAACTCTGATCGATTAGATGATGGTAAAGCCAATTTATACAAAGGCACTGCCAAAGTCGTTGTTGTAGCATGGTTAACTAGTCCAGATGCTTGGTTCTTATTGGATACAACAAAACCATTAAAACCATTTATTTATCAACCACGTAAAAAGCCTGAATTTGTTCAACAAACAACAGTTGAATCTGATTCGGTTTTCACCGAGGGTGAATTTAAGTTTGGTGCTGAAGCACGCGGTGCGGCTGGTTATGGCCACTGGCAAACTGCTTACGGCTCCGATGGTTCTGCTGCTTAAAGGGGAACGATATGTTTGCAACGCTTGAAGCAATGATTGAAAAATTTGGTGAGCGTCAACTTATTGAACTAACGGACAATGAGCAACCTTATCAAGATGTAATTAACATGAATAAGTTGAATGCTGCAATGAATGAGGCAAACAGCGAAATCGAAGGTTATATTGCATCGCGTTACTCCTTGCCGTTGCAAACCACCCCTCCTTTTCTTCAGTCATTAGCGTGTCATATGGCACGCTACCATGCTTGCACTGGTGCTATGTCTGATAATGATCCAATCAAAACCCGTTATGAAAATGCAGTAAAGTCCTTAAAAGAAATTTCAAAAGGAACTATTGCATTGGGTGGTTCACCTGTTGGTGAAAGCTCACCAGTTCAGACATCTAACAACAGTGTTGTTTTGTCTGTCGGAAGACGTGACTTTGGGGGACGAAGCTGGTGAATTTAAATTTAGCACTTATTGAACAAGCTCTTAAAGATGAAATGGCAGACCAGATTAAAAATAAAGTCTGGCCTTGGGTTCGTGAAATAAAAACCTATGGTGGTGAATTTGATGATGACACGCTGAGTTTTATCAAAACATTTCCAGCGATATGGGTTTCATTTGTAAGTTCAGGTACTCCAACGAAAATCAGTTATAACAAAACTGAATACCCGATCACTTTTGTAGTTTTGGTTGGTGCGCAATCCGTTAGAAATGAAGAAGCTCGTCGTCATGGTGCGGGTTCGGACATTGGTACTTTTTCAATGCTTGATCTTGTTCAAAGGCTTTTAATTGGAAACGACTTGTCTTCTCAAGGTATTAAAGGACTCGCATCTTTAGAACTTGGTAAAACAAAAACCATTTTCAACACAAAAGTTCGAAGTCAATCATTAAGTGTTTTATCTCAAGAATTTACAACCCAATACACAATCATTGCTTCTAATCGAGATCGTGAAGAGCAAGAGACTGAAACAACAATCGAAAGAATTAATTTTGACTATGTCTTTGAGCAACATGAAGAACCAGTTGCAAGTGATTTAGTTGAACTCAAAGAAGGAAATTGATATGAGTGGTGTTCAATCTGGTATTCGTACACCTGGTGTATATACCGCAGTAAATATTAATACTCAGCGTACTGGTCTTATTCCAAATGAACAAAAAGTATTATTTGTAACGACAGATCCTAAAGAGTTGGATCAACCAATTGCAATTTACGATACATCGGATGCTGATGAAAAAATTGGTACGGATAGTAAAGTCACTCGCATGATTAAGGCTGCTGTTAAGACAAACCGTTTGGTCGATGCATACGCAATGCCAATCATTATTGATAAAACAGTTCCTGCTACTCCAGTTGCTGACCTTGATGCAACGTTAGAAGTGATTGAGCCGTTAGGTTTTACGATTCTTGCAATAGATACAGCGCCAACAGTTGGTGATGACACGATGGCATGGACGGATCATTTAAATTTTGTGAGTGATGCGATTGAACAACGCCCTGCTATTTTAGTCATTCCATTTACTGACATTGATGCTGCAACGACGTTTGCAGCTCAAGCACCAATTGAAACGAGTTATCGAGTTATTATTGCTTGTTATCATGGCGCTACTGGTCAAGAAGCTGAAATTTCTGGTGCGATGGCTGCTGCTTTAGCAGACTCTAACGATCCTGCCGTACCATTTAATGGGGTAAATTTAGAGGGTGTTAGTCCTGTTGAAAACAAATACAAGCTTACTTTTGAGCGTCAAGAGCGTGCATTAAAAGCTGGTGTTTGTGTGATTGCAACAGGAGCAGACGGCAAGCCTGAAATCATTCGAGCTGTTTCTACATTCCGTAAGAATCCAGATACAGGTTTAGCAGATGACATCATGCTAGATATTAATGGTGCACTGGTAATTGACTATGTCCGTAAAGTCATGCGTACTGCTGCATCTAAAGAACGTCGTCGTAAAAACACAGCAGCTCAGCGTCGTAACTTACGTTCAATCTTCTTAGCTGAAGCTAAAAAATTAGACGATGCTGAAATTCTACAAAATGTCCAAGAAACAGCTGATCAACTGGTTGTTGAGCAGGACAGTACTGATCGTTATCGTGTGAATGCGACCATCCCTGCGGATTGGGTGCGTGGTATGCACGTTATCGCGGCAACGTTGAATGTTTACTAGGGAAGTGACTCATGAACCAAAAATTTGAAAAAGAAATTCAAGACAAGAGTTTGAATGCTCCACGTTTAACGCCTGATCATGTCGAATCAAAAGTACAAGCAATTCGCTACTTGACTGGTGATGTTGCCCCAATCTTTGCGCATGAAGATTATTTTGCAAAAGAAGATAAAAGCACACCATGCTTAACTATTTGCATTCTCACTTTAGAAAATGGCTTTACTGTGACTGGTGAATCAGCATGTGCAAGTCCTGAAAATTTTGACAAGTTGATTGGACAAAAGCTTGCTTATGAAAATGCACTTAATAAAATTTGGCAACTTGAAGGTTATCTTTTAAAAGAACAACTTTACCGTACCTCAAAACAAATTGAGTAATTTCATAAGCAAAGAGTTCTATTATGAAAACAAAAAAAGCCCCCTTTATTGGGGGCTTTTTTTTGGAAAGTGTTCCGTTATTAAAATAAGAAAGCACATGTAAAAGTAAGGCATCCTTAATAAGAGGCTTTAAAAATGGCTGAAGTTGCAGTTGGTGCAATTGTTCTCATTGTTGATGGCAATGAATACGACTGCGTAAGTTGTGAAGCGCAAAAAGGAACTGGTCGTAAACCTATTGCCACAATGAATCGCAAACGCGTAAACAAATACCGTACTCAAGGTGTGAAATCGTACAACCTAAGTATTTCCGTTGTTATTCCTAATGGTAAAGACACTATCGATTGGGACAATATCGAAGATGCACGCATCACCGTAGAAAACCCTGAAGGCGGTTTCCGTGAAACTTATCTTGATTGCAGTTCAACTGAAGTAAGTGACTCATTCTCTGTTGAAGGTGAAACTCGTCGTAATTTATCGATGTTTGCACTTAGTATGATGAAGGAATCAATGTAATGGACCGCTTAGAAATTGAAGGTGAATTACCCGTTGCACTGAAACTTGTTGATGGTCAGACAGAACTTAAACTTAAAAAAGTTGTTATGCATCAAATGACAGCAATTGAGTATGTTGAGTCACAAGCTAAGTTGGAACCAGGTTGTTATATCGGTATTGCCGACATTGCAGCTATGACAAAGTTAATTTCTGAAGATGGTGAAGAATACGAAATTTCATACAACATGCTAGGTCATTCTAGTCGTTCGAATCTTGATTATCTAACGTCACTTAAAGAGAAGCTTGAGGCAAAGGAGAAAGCCGAGAGCTAAAGCTAAGAGCACGGATAATTCGTGCTCTTATGCATATTGGGATTCCTTATGCAGATGCTTTGCAGACGCCATTACATTTAGCGATGGCTCTGCTTAGTGATGAGCGGCTAGATAATACTCATCAAAAGCCAATAAAAGAATCTAACGCTATTTCAGCCCCTAGAAATACAAACCAGTCGAATAGTGTGAAGTATGTTTCTACAGTTCGAAGACACGCAGGTAAATAATCATGTCTAATGGAAATACGACGGTCTCGCTAACGCTTCAAGTCAAAGGGCAAGCTGCTAGTCAAGAGTTGAAGCGTATTTCTGATGACCAAGTGCGTTCAACTACAAAAATAAACCAGCAATGGACTCAAATCCAAACAGCTCAAGCCAAGTTTACACAAACAGCTAAGGTTGGTAGTCAGGCTGTAGTGAGTACAGCGCGTGCTGGAGACCAACTCCTACGAACCAACAAAATGCTTGAGGGGGTTCTGCGTCAACAATCTATTCAGACAAAACTGCAATCACAGCAATTAAAAACACAAGCTGCATCTGCAAAAAATATGGCTGATTGGATGAAGCGTGTTGAGCAATCCAGTCGTATCACAACACAAGAATCCAAAAGTACGATTTCAAATTGGCAAAAGGCTGTTGCTATTGGTGGTGGTGTACTTGCTGCTGGAGCTGTTGTTTCTAACGCAATGCAAAAGCCTCGTGATTATGACCAACAACTGACCTATATCACCGCTACAGCAACTGGTGGTCAAGGACTATCTACAGCTGAGCGTCTTAAAAGCAAAGAAACGCTAAATAACTATATTAAAACAGCCGTCCGTAATGGAGGTGGCTCACGAGAAGATGCAGCTGAGGCAGCAAATGCTTTAATTGCTTCAGGGAAATATGACTTAAATACTGTTGCTCCTGCACTTAATGCAGCTGTAAAAACTGCCTTTTCAACAGATGCTGCTGCAAAAGATGCTGCAACCTTAACGGTGCGTATGCAGGATTTTGGGATGACTGATATACAAAAAGGCCATGATATTGCTGTTCGTGGTGCACAGCTTGGTAGTTTTGAATATAAAGACCAAGCAAAATGGCTAGCACAGCAAATGGCAGCTGCAAAAGCGGCAGGTTATTCTGGTGAAAAAGGTTTTGTCGAATTGGTTGCGATGAATCAAGTTGCGATGTCTACTGCATCAACAACAGATGAAGGCGGTAATAATCTGGTCAATCTTTTAGCTAAGCTGAGCAGTAGGGATTTTTCAAAAGCTGTAGCTGATGCAGTAGAGAATACTGATGGGTTACCAACCAAAGCTGTTAAAAATAAAAAAGGGAAAGTTGTTGGTCAAGAGTTTGATTGGACAACCTACTCAATTGCTGAACGTGAAAAAGGTGTTTATGGTGTTGATGCTTTTGTAAAGTTACTTGAGCGCCAGCTTGCTGGAAATTCTGAATATCAAAATTTACAAAAAAGGCTTTCTGCTTCTACAAATGATGAAGAGAAAAAATCTCTCCTTGAGGATATGAGCAATATCGCTTCTGGTAGTCAATTAGGTGAGTTTTTAGCAGATCGCCAAGCATTGATGGCGGCACTGGCGGTTTATTATAAAAAAGATGATTTAGCAAAAATCAAAAATGATTTACCTAATGCTGGTGGTACTGTTGCAAGTGAATATGACATGGTCAGCCAAAATGATTGGGCAAAAGACCAAGCAATGAATCAAGAAAAGCTCTTTGCTCAGTCTAAAGCATATGATGCGATTTCAGACTCATTAGGTGATTTCAAGGATAAAGTTACAGATGTAGCGAGAGAAAATGAAGGGCTTGCAGCATCTGCTTATGCTGCTGCTACAGCTTTAGCTGCTGTGGCTGCTGCTGGTGCTGTTAGTACTGTTTTGTCAGGCGGTAAAGATGGAGGGGTTGTATCTAAAGTTGGTGGGGCTGTTACTAAAGCTGCGGCACCTGTTGCTAAAACTGCTGGTGCAGCAGCGGTTGCGTATGCTGGTTATGAACTTTACAAACCTATTGATGATTACCTATATAGTAAAATTGATAAGTTTTTTGGTGGTTCTGGTGATCGTCCAGACTATTTGCAACAAGCTATTGATAAAAGCCTTGAACAGCAGACTCAAAAAAATAATGAAATGATTGCTAAACAAGAACAAAACAATCAATACAGCAGAGAGCTTATTAGCAGTATAAAAACGCTAATTGGTGTTACTCAAAACAATAAGCCTATCATTAACTTCCCAGGAGGATCGCTTCAACAATCCATACTGGGCGGTGGCAAAGAAGAGAAACGTCACGGAGCAGTCCCCCCTTATTTACTGGCAAGGCCATAGCGTTAGATTAGGAAATTATTCCCCCTTAAATTTTATAATTTTTCTCTTAAGATGAAATTTCGAATATTTTTGGAATCAGGTAATGACAGTAAAAACCAGTCGTTTAATCGTGGAAGTAGATGGAGAGGTTGTATTCTCAAGATTTGACATAGAAGGCCGAAATGGCGGTGTAAATTCGTTGGATCAAGAAGTAATGCTAGATGTAAAAGCGCAATTAGAGCTTGCGCTTTTACAGATCCAAGAATTACTTAGCCACAAGTAAGTTCTTTATTTAAGTTTTGAAGAACATTATTCCAAGTAAGTGATCTAAAAAATGGATGCCATGGTCGCGGTGCGATAAATTTCATCTGATGACCATGCAACCAAACTGGAGCGACTGTACCAGCTAAACCAGCGCTTGAAGCACATCTTTGCAAAGAGTCGACAATGGCAGATTGTTCACTACTTGTTTTGTGCTCAAAATTATCATCTAAAGGAATGATAATCATATTTTGCCCCTGCTCTCTTAAGTGAGCAATTTTATATTTACTCAAAGTAATATCCCTCATCAATTAATCTATTATTTTTGCCGAAATAGCATTCAAATTATTAACATTTTTTTATTCTAAATAGTAGAAATTAGGGAAATTATTCCAACTGTTTTTATTCATAGTCCAGTAAATAATAACCTCACAATAGTGGGGTTTTTTATGAGTTGGGAAACTGAATTACAAGATGCAAGTTTTAGAGGTGTACCTTTCGAGTGTATTAGCACCGATGATGTGCATTCAAAAACTTTAGCAATCCATCAATCCCCTTATTCAGATGATGCTGAAATTGAAGATATGGGGAATGATCCTCGTAAAGTTTCGATTCAAGCAGTCTTTGCTGGTGAAACATATCTTGCCGATTACCACAAATTAGAAGCTGCATTAAATGAACGTGGTGCTGGTGAATTAGTACATCCAATTTTTGGAATATTGAATGTTCAAGTTGTTAGCCACACTGTTCATCACGATGAACAAAGCTACGACAGTTGCATGATTTCAATTGAATTCATTAAAGCAAAAGCTGATAAGAAAGAAGTATTTTTAGATGCTGAATTAATAGATGGTATTAATATTGAATCAGTCTTAAAGAACCCTGCATCTGCGTTAGATTTAGCGTTAGAAAAGCTCAAAGTCTTAGACAATAATAAATATATCTCTGCAATCAATAGCATTCGTACAGGCTTACAGAACGTCTATAAATACATGGGCATTGGGAAAGGCTTTATTGAAAATATCTTGTCGCCAAGTGCATGGTCTGTTGGCTTAATTGATGATATTACTAATATTTTAACCTTCGATACAAATATTTCTGCTATTTCAAAATGGCGAGACTTAAATAATCGCACAAAAAATATTAGCTCTTTTTTTAAATCTGATGATGAAGATACGCCTGCTGAATTAAACGATCTAGCAAAAACATTAGACACGGTTGCATCTATCGCTGTGACTCAAAGTGTCATCAATAATACTCAACGTGAGCTAGTTGTTTAGTCCCGGCATTTGATGGATCGGATCAATTTTAAAAAGTTCAGGTTCATCTGTCCACTGTTTGCAGATGAATTCGTAGGGAGTCAGGCCCCTGAGTGTTTTGAGTCTGCGGCCGAAGTTGTATGCAGCAATAAAATCAGCAAGGTGAATGCATAGCTGAGTGTGATCGTCGTAATGGAACCGTTTGACAGTAGCTTCTTTAATCGTTCGGTTCATCCTCTCGACCTGTCCATTGGTCCATGGATGCTTAACCTTGGTAAGACGATGTTCAATGCCACATTCAGTACAAACCCGATCAAAGATGTGCTCAGAGGCGTAGCGATCACAGGTGCGGTTCGTGAACTGGATGCCGTTATCTGTTAGCACCGTATGGATTCTATAGGGCACAGCCTTAACCAGATTGCGCATGAACTCCGCGGCTGCCATCTTACTGGCTTTAGTATGCAATTCAGTGAACGCAAACTTGGAAGTGCGATCAATGGCAACGAAGAGATAAAGCTTACCCTGTGCTGTTTGCATCTCAGCGATGTCGATATGAAAGTAACCAATGGGGTAGCTCTTGAAGCGCTTCCTGACAGGGCGATCACCTTGTACCTCAGGCAGTCGTGAAATACCATGCCGCTGTAAGCAGCGGTGTAACGACGAGCGTGTCAGATAAGGAATACTCGGCTGCAATGCATAAAGGCAATCGTCTAGCGGCAACAAAGTGCGTTTTCGAAAAGCAACAATTGCCGCCTCATCTTCAGGCGATAACACGCTTGAGCGAGGATTCTTTGGGCCGGTTGTAAGATCATCTACTGAAGTACGTTTCTTCCATTTTGCGACGGTCTTTTGATTGATGCCGTAACGCTTGGCTAGCGTTCTTAAGCTCTCTTGACTATTTTGTATTGCTCGACGCACTGCCTGTGTCGTTGTGGCGCTGCTGTGTAGAACTTGTCCCATAGTGCTTCCTTCCATTTATCTGAGAATATTGCACCATTAAAATCTGGGACTAAACACCTAGTTGAAAACAAAGGAACTAGCAGCAATGGCTACATCAAAGAGACCAGTCTAACGCCTGATGATTTGGCAGTTATCCGCCAACAAAACCGTAACACGATTAATGAATCAATTACTTATGAACGGTCAAAAATCAACAGCATGGAGGCAATTGCTCAAGTCAAAGAGTACAAAGCTTTAGCTGATCAAGTTCATCTTCAGATTCAAGCACTCATTGATGTGCGCCCTAATCTGACTAAAACCACAATATTAGTGCCCTGCACTATGCATTGGTTATCGCATTATTTATATGACGATATGAGTCGTGCTGCTGAAATTCGACGTTTAAATCCTTTAATTCAAAACCTCTCGCTTTTAGAAAAAGGTATGGAGGTATCTGTTTATGCAAGATAAAGAAATACGCTTAATTATTGGCGATGTTGAAATTAAAACTTGGGATAGTATCTCTATTGATTCTGCGATTGATACGCCAGCTGAGAGCTGGAGTTTTGCGCTATTTAGTGAGGAAGATTTAACCCTCCCTGATTCAGTGAAAGCAGGTGCAAAAGTTCAAGCTTTTTATGGTGATGAACTCATTTTAACCAGCGTAGCTGATGCTGTGAATGAAGCTTGTGACCGTTCAGGATACGGTTTAAAAATTTCAGGTCGTGACTTAGTTGGTCAGCTTATTGATTGTTCCGTCCCTATTTTTAATGGCCGCCAAGTTAACCTTGATGTGTTGCTGAATAAGTATGTCCTAGAGGGTGAATTAAAGTCTTTATTCAATAAAGTTAAAATCCAAAATGATGCTTGGCTAAAAAACAAAATTTCAGTTGAGCCTGGTGAATCTTTATGGGATGCGATTGCTAAAGCAGCAATGGTGACAGGTCAACATGTTTGGTTGGACCCTGATGGCACAATTCAAGTAGGAGATCCATTCGCCTCCCCCTATCAGGTGCAGGAATCGTTAAAACTGTATCGCGAAGGTTCTGAAAATAATGTGCTCGATGCTAGTTATGACGAAGACATTTCTAATGTTTATTCAGATATTCGGTTACTAAGCCAGGACTCGAAAGCACAACATATTATTTCCTCTGTAAAAGTCGACACTCAGTTCAGTTATAACCGTTTAAAACTCATTACATTAGCTGATGCTGAAACAAAAGCAGAAGCTGATGCCGCTTTAGATAAAGTCAAAAAGGATAATAATTTACAGGCCTATGCACTCAACATAAATGTAAAAGGTTGGGATGTTGACCAAAAAACATGGGCAACAGGCATGTATTTAAACTTTGAAACAGATCGTTTAAATCGAGCGACTGCGAAATGGGCTGTATATGGTCGAACACTCACCCTGTCTCGTTCTAACGGTAAAAAGACTGCTCTTAAGTTACATCGCCAGGGCGATTGGGCACAGCCGTTAAAACATAAAGAAAAGCCTAAATCGACAACTAAGAAAACTAAGAAAAAATCTAGTAATCAAGGACAAAAACCATGAGTACTGTTGGAGCAATTCAATCACAAGTTGCTAAAGGGCTTGGTCAAGTTAGACAAGCTTTTTGGGGTATTGTTGCCCGTGGTGGTGCTAAGGCTTTGCAGTTAACAGGCTTTGCAGATGAAACGCTACAAGAAGTTGAACTGGTTCAACAAGTTGGCTTTGCATCATACATCCCTAAAAATGCGAAAGTTGTAGTGATCCCCCTACACGGTAAAACAGCCAAATCTATTGTCATTGCTACATCTAACGGTGCTGTTAACGTGACTGTTGGCAATGGTGAAACATGCGTCTATGACCAACACGGACATACCCTTTGGCTAAAAGCTGATGGTACACATGTTGGTGGCGGTGATCTGATTGTTGATGAAGGCAACTTAAAAGTTAACGGCAAAGTAATTGCAACACAAAACATTGAAAGTGCTGGGCAAATATCTGACTCAAGTGGCTCAATGCAAAGCATGCGTGATACGTATAACGGCCACGAAGGCCATAGTAGTGGCGGCACACCATCGAATCAAATGTGAGGCACACATGGCAGTTATTCATTCAGAAAATAAAGATTATGAACTTCAAAATCTTGATGATGTATTTACTCAAGATGAAATTCAATGTGTGCTTCATCGACTTCAAATTGAGCGTTTTCGGTATTGGGCTAATCCTAACTTAGGTAGTCGCCTCTATTTACTCAAACGTTCTAAGGACGTTAGACGCAATCATCTTTTGGCAAAACAATATGCTGAAGAAGCACTTGAAGATTTAGTACCAGGGCGATTTTTAGACCTCAATGTTTCTGTACAAAACAGTGAAGTGGGTCGTATTGATCTTTTAATTGAAATAACACGCCTGAATGGGCAAATCGGCAAAATTTTATATTTTGTACCTGTTGGAGGTTAATACATGTACCCAATTCCATCATATAACAAGCTTTACTTAACGATTGTTCAAGAGATCCGTGGATTAACAGGATTAACTATTACCGATGACAGTGATGCTGGTATTCGCGCTGCGGGTACAGTCTCTGTTGTTGAAGGCTTATATCATCATCAACAGTACATTCAAAAACAACTTTTTGTAGCCACTGCTGATGAACCATTCTTATATGTTCATGCTGAAGAAATTGGACTACCTCGCCAAGGTGGTACATTTGCATCTGGACAAGTTAGAGCGATTTCCAACGAAGCTTTAACAATTACAGCAGGTAGTAAATTAACCAATGGTAAAGGTTATTACTGGACTGTTGTTGAAGATGTAATTTTACAGCAAGACACTCATTCTCTTGTGAGTGTTGTTGCTGATCAAGCTGGCGCATCTTGGAATGTTGCTGAAGGTGCTTTGCTTTGGGTTAGTCCTCCAGCTGGTTTAGATGGTTCTGCAACTGTGATTTCCATCGGCGGTGGTACAGATCAAGAACAGCTTGAAGTATGGCGTTTACGTTTACTCGAACGAAAGCGCCTTGGTGAATATAAAGAACGTCGTGATGATGTTGAATTCATGCTGAAATCTTCAGGTAATGTTGAACACGTTTACCACTACCCTAAACGTCGTGGTTTAGGCTCATATGATGTTGCGATTACAGCAAAAGGTACGCCTCCAACAGTTCCATCTGCTGAACTGCTGCAAGATACTCAAGTCATTATGGATGCTTATATTGGTGACTTAACAGATTGCCGCGTATTTAGCCCTACTCCACAACTTGTAGACATTAACGTGTTTTTAACTGGCGGAAATATTGATGATGTAAAAGAAGTGATTAGAAACTATTTTTCTGAACTCGCCCCTTCTGATCCTTATCAATATGCAATCCTACTCTCTCGTATTATTGCTGTAGGTGGTGTAACTGACGCAGTTCTAACGCCAAATACCAATATTATCCCTGAAGTGACTTGGCAACATCTGTACTGGTTGCGACTAGGCGAATTGGAGGTTATTCATTCATGATTGATCTTCAACAGCGAACTCAGAAATACGTTGATGTATTACTTCAATTATTACCACAAGGTCTGTATGACAATGCGTTAGACACAGACATTGCAAAAGATATGCAAGGGCACGCTAAAGTATTGGCTCAAGCCGATATTGATGCTCAAGCACTTTTGGAAACCATTCCAATGGTGCAACCAGAGCTAATAGAAGAATATGAAGTAGATTTTGGTTTACCACTTAAATGTACGCTATCTACATCTCTTCCAATTGAAGAGCGTGTACGTATCGTGAAATGGGTTCAAACCAAATTACGTGGTCTTGAATATTATCGTGAACTCTTTTCTTTTTACGGCATTGAGTTAATAGATTACATCAAGCCCAAACCGTTTCAATGCACTCAGAATTGCAACTTGCCTGTAAATACAGAGCAGTTGCGCTTTAAAATCAAATTGATTGTATCTAATCCTAATTCAGTAGATACGCAGTGCATTATTAATAGTTATTTCCCTGCATTTTTTGAAGTAAATGTGGTTGAGGTCTAAATGAAGCGTATTGACACAATTAATTCTCGTGAAAACATGTTTGGTGTTGGTAAAAACGGCTTTCATGACAATGCTGATTTACCAGGACAAGACGCGACTTATGTGAGTCCTGAATGGTTTAATACTGTTCAAGAAGAACTCTGTAATTTACTTGAACTTCGTGGCATTACGCTTAATCCTGCATCAAAACGTCAGTTATACGATCTTTTAACAACGCAGGCTGATCTTGAAGCTTTAGCAGATGAAATCGAAACTAATTTCATTCGTAAAAATCAAATCATAGACAACTTAACAACGGATGATGCAACAAAAGTCGCTTCAGCAAGAACTGTCAAAGAGCTACAAGATAAAAAATTAGAAGCTAGCGATTTGAAAGATGCAAGTACAGCGCAAAAAGGTGTTGTTCAGTTAAATAACACACTAACAAGCACTAGCATTACTCAAGCTTTAACTGCTGCACAAGCTAAAGAGTTGAACGATAAGATGTTTGGAGTATCTCAGTCTTCAAAACCAGCGACTATTATTTCAGGTACAACATACACTAATACAAAAAATAAGCCGATTACAATTTCAGTCTCAATGAGTGGATCTAGTAATAACACAGCATCTATAACAATCGAAACCCATGTTTTGTTCAGTACAAATTCTTCAAACTTGTACATTGGTAGCTTTACAGTGGGTCCTGGAGAAGATTACAAAGTCACAGGTAACGGCATTACAGCAATTGAATTTTCATGAGTATTAAGATGCAAAAATATATTAAAAATGATTTATCTGAAGTTCGCTACTTTGGTGATGGTGATAGTCGGGAACTGGATTGATTTAAATGAATATCGCTTAATGACTGACAAAGAAATCCTGCAGCATGAAACGCCAAAACCCACCCAATGGCACAATCAATGGGTTTGGGATGTAGAGAGGGTTAGTGGCTATTGGGAAGATAGCAGAACAGAAGAAGAAAAGATCGCATACAAACGTTCACAATATCCAAAACTAACACGCTATCAATTCATGCGCGGCTTGCTCGAAAACGAATATAAATCTTCAGACATTGAAGCTCAAATCATGCTCATTGAAGATGAATATACACGTGAATTGACAATGATCGGTTTTAAAGACGCGACTAACTTTGTTCGTACAGACCCGAGTATTGATGTTATGCGGGATATGTTGAAAAGAACAGATTTAGAAATTGATGAATTTTGGGAGTTGTGCACTGGGTTTTAG